GCATATTTTTTCCATTCTTTGATGTTTCGGAGTCTTAAAGATTGGACATATGCTTTTGCTTCTTCGAACGGTAACCATTCTCCTTTGTTGTATTGCCTGTTGTCTGTTCCTAACCAGTCATTCCAATCTTTCCACTCATCTCTGTATGTTCTTGGAGGATCAGAAGGGATATTTTTAGGTTTTTCTTCTGTTGGATAGTATTTTCTCCATTCATCAAGATTTTTCAACTTTAATGAGCGAATATATGCTCTTGCTTCTTCAAAATCCATCCATTCTTTTCTGTGTTGCATAATGGTTTCCCTCCCTCTAGTTTTGGCGCGTGTATTCTGGTATACTTGTGGCAAGCGCTATGGGCACATGATCTTTACTGTAGGGGAGATGAATCGGAATCCTTTCAGTCATGTGCCCACGGCCTAAGCTACACTTTCTTCTGGTGTCTTTTCTTCAGAGGAGTCCTCCCCTTCAGTGTCTATCAAGTCAGCGAACTTTACTCCTAGTGCTTTTGCAATACTCACCAGTGCGTCAAGGTCTACCCTCTGCATGGGGTAATTCCAATAGCGATTGATAAGTTGGGGAGTAACCCCACTTTTTTCAGCCAGATCTCTCTGGTTGATTTTTTTTTGCTCGGCTATCTCTTTGACTCGAAGTTTTGCCATGATTTTTTATCTCCTTTCAATGATAACAGTATATCGTATTTGACTTTAATTGTCAATTAATTAATTCGTTGAATAACCTCTTGACAAATTAATTGTTTCGTGATATGATTATTCCGTAGTCAAGTGAGTGGCTACCAAATTAGTTAAGGAGTAACGGCAATGGTTACATACAACATGTATATTCAGTCATTCTTAAGGGTAGACGAGGATAACAAAGGACTTTATGTTGAGGTTCCAGGTATGGGTGGTGATAGTTTCAAAGTCCACTGTGAGGAGAATGATACATGTCCACAAGTAATACATTGTCGTTGCTCCAAATTTGCCCACAAGGGTACGTGTGAGCACGCTTCTGCTGTCGAGATGTTCTGGAGTCGTATCTACCGTACAAACATTGTCAAGGCTGAAGAGAAAGCTCTTGAAGCATCGATGAATGAAGCTGAGTCAATCGAAGAGGCTTACGAGCTAGCTAAGATTGCAGACCAGGTGGTAGCCGCTCCGATTATTGCAGCTCCAAAGCTCGTCAAAAAGGGCAATAAGCTTGTACGCAAAATGGACGGACAATCGGCTCGTACATCTGCATTCTTTAGCGCTCTCCCATCAAGACAAAAAGTGCCTGCCGCATAAGCAGGCTAGTAGAAAGGTCATTTTATGTCTGAAGAACTTTTAACTATCAGTGAAATTGCATCGAGACTTCGTGTAGATGAAACAACCGTGAGGCGCTGGATTAAATCAGGTACACTTCCTGCTGTACTGCTCCCATGCGCTGGCAAGCGTAAATCGTACCGCGTGAAGAAGTCGAATCTCGACAAGATTTTAGGGCAGTAGGTTTTGTAGTGGGGCTTTCATTAGCCCCTAGAAAGGGATTTTCAATGATCACCAATAATTCAGATGAGTATTCAAAAACGATAACCCGTCCCGACGGTAGCAGAGTTGATTTTGTAGCGTTCAAGGGAGAGCGAGATCTAACAATAGGGCTAACCTTTGGGGAAGGCGATATTTACAGAGAAATTACGCTGACTCCTTCTGAAGTGCACCAAATGATGACTCATTTGAATGATCCTCAAACCCAGTCCATTTTAGGAGGTATAGCTTGAACTTCTGGAGATGGCTTATCCACAAACTATCCGGCCCGTGTGGAAGCTGTGGATTTTACGAATGTAGTTACTGTGACTGTTGCCATAATCCCGAATGTGGCTCTTATGTAAAGGAGTGTTGAAATGCTCGTCATGATTGGAGTGTGTATTCTTGTTTTTGTTGCTATTGTTGCAGTTGTCGATGTAGTGAGATTTATCTTCTTCTCAAGTGATGAAGAGGATTAGTCGGTAAGTAGCGGCTTAGGACTGGTAACTTCAGCCGCTAAAACCTTTGAAAACATCCGCCCGAAGGGGACTATCTGACTTCAGTATATCACCCTTCGGGCTTTTTTATGAGGATGTACACAAGAAATGAAAGGATTTTTTCTTATTCCAGTTGCTTTGATGTTTGTTTCAGTTGCTTTGAGTGCGTCAACTTCTAGCTGTGACTCTGCTATAGGTGCTAGTAGCTACTTGAATGCTTCTCAGAAGCCCGTTAGCTCATGTGGATACCAGGACTACCGATGTATGGCCCGTGCCGATGCTGTGCAAGCTGGTATTGATCCTGATCTCTTTGAGAGACAAATCAATATGGAGAGCGGTTTTAACCCGAACGCTTATTCATCAGCGGGTGCGGAAGGGATAAGCCAGTTCGAGCCATCAACCGCTCAAGGACTGGGCATTAACCCCTACGATCCAGTACAAGCGCTCCGAGGAGCCGCTCAACTCATGGCTTCATACAATGCCAAGTATGGAGATTATAAAATGGCATTAGCTGCTTATCAATGCGGAACGGGTTGTTTACAGTCGGCTATGCGCAATTGTAGTTATTGGTATTATTGCGTTCCTAGTTCTACACAGAGGTATATCAATGTCATCACAGAATAATAAATCAGAATTGGCCTTTCTCATGGCCCAGTTCGAAGCCGAACGTCAAGCTGCAGAGTGGGCATTAACTGGGCTTGCATCGAACGTTTCCAAGCATGAATTCATCACTGCTCGAATGGAGCGCATGGGACAAATTCAAGGACAATTGGCTCCACTGATAGGCGATGATGAAGCTGGCCGGATGGTGGTAGAGGCAATGGAGAAGATAGACAATCCTCCTGAGTAGCGCGTAGAATAACAGTAGACCCTGGATGGCCGATATCCAGGGTCTATTTTCGTGCAGTTCGTTTTCCCGAAAGGATAGAAAGGTAAATCGAAGGCCATTAATGTTTATTTCATAGTAGTCTCCAAAGTATATCATACCGATCAACAATAAAGAAACCTACCCGAGGGCGAATCGGATAGGTTTCTTCTTTTTCTGACAGATCTTGATATTGGCAAGACTATACAAGACATGTGCTCAATTGTCAATGCACAATCTTGAAGGCGTATAGGAGAGCGCTCCTGAGTACATCATCCTCTAGATCATTCATCACTGTCTCTACCAGGTGTTCAGGCATGCCCACATCTTTCATGGCCGTCTGAAGCTGCATATTCAACTCTTGCGCTACTGTCTTCTGGCATTTATTGAATTCAACTGCAATCTTCGGTTGTTTGATAAATTCCTTTTCGGATTGACTCCAATCGGTTATTCTGGCTACTCTTTCGAGCAAGAGCTTGATTTCATGCTCTTTCCCGATTGGGGAGCAGAGTGCTTTCTTGCTTGCTAGATGGGTGATAACCCAACCTGCCCGTTCATCACCTCCTACGCCGTGATAGGCAAGTCCACTATCACCTGCTATTTGAGCTGTGATAGTGAGCAAATCGTCTTCTCCTTGAATGCGAACTGGGAGAGTAATTAACTTTTCTTGGTAGTTCATGATAGTCCCCCTTGCAAGGAGTTGAGCAGATCAAAAACACTTTGATCATCGTGGCAAGTTTTTAATTCTCCATTTAGCGACTTGAACACCTTCCAGCAAATCGGCGTACTTGCATGCGATTGTGGTAGATAAATGTATCCCAGTTCTTTTAACTGCCCAATTGCCTGGTCAATGGTGATTTCAGGCTCTTCTGTTAGTTGCTCGTTCAGTTTCTCCGCTAAATCAGGGTAGATTTGTGATTCGGCGGGCGCAATATCGTCAATGCAGTATTGTCCCGTCTCGACTAGGGCAGACAATGCTTCATAGATCATCTGTCCAGTTACCTTTTTGTTCATCTTGTTCTATCCTTTCATTAAAAACTACACTAACGTTTTCTGCTGTTCTTTGAGCCACAGGTCCACAGCATCCCCATTCGGGGTAGGATCTGGCTCGTCCGGTTCGTCCTCTTCATTATTGTCTGGCCCATGTCTGTTATCAAGGGCAAAAACAAGAAGAATGCAAGCAATATCCATAAGGACATTCCAGATATTGCGGTTCCAAGCATCAATCACCAGTGAATAAATGAGATAGCTATACCAGAATGGCTTAAACAGCTTGCTATACCATCTCCAGATAGTTTGGAGCCATGGCTTTTTACTTGCCCATTCCCCAAATCTAAAAAGCTGGTCAAAAAACCAGCGAATAGGCTTGATACTCACCAGGAACAACATACATTTTTCCATCATCCGGCGTAGTCGCCACTTCATTGAGAAATCTCCTTTCGTTGAAAAATCATTAATACTTCCACAAATATACCATACTTATCAATACTAGTCAATTATTTGCTAGAATAATCAATACTGTTGACAAATGATTATGAATAATCTATACTAGTCGTAACAAGTCACCAAAAGGAGAAAACAAATGAACACATTTACCGAACACAAGCGCCATGATCTCGGAGTCATAGTTAGGTGGGAATTACACAGCTCCAATATTTTCATCGTGGAACAATTCCGAGGGCACATGCGGTGTACCGTGTGTGCTAGACGATACTGCGAGCATTCGCGTTTAGCTGAGCAACTGGAGGAGAACTTCCAAGCGAATAACCAGAGCGAGAAACCAGGACGCTGTTTCTTCTGCAATCGACTAGCTCCAGTGCGAAACGGGCTGGCTATTTGATCAAAGTGTATTTCTTGAAGGAGTAAAAGCCATGAATGATATTGCAAAATATGCGATTGAAGCATACGGTTTTCTTTTGCCATTGAGACAAAACATTACATCAAAAGACTTTGCGCAATTGATCATGGGATACAGCACTCATGACAGATCAAATGTAGTAGCTTTGAGAGTCGAAGAAACTGATTTCATGTTTCTTCGCAAGAATGATGGAAGCATTGAATGCACAAAGGAGTAACCCCATGCCAATTCGAGCTAAACCCCCCTTGCAAGGGGAGAGCAAGTATCACAGTAAAAAGACTGAAGTGTATGGAATTTCTTTTGATAGCAAAAAAGAAGCTGGTCGCTATCAGGAGCTTTTGCTCTTAGAGCGTGCAAAAAAAATTACAGATTTGGAATTGCAGCCTCGTTTTGATCTGGTAGTAAACGATCAAAAAATTGGCTTTTATAAAGCTGATTTTCGCTATACAGATATCAAAACAGGTGATAGTGTCGTTGAGGATGTAAAGGGCATGAAAACACCTGTGTACAATTTAAAGCGCAAGCTTGTAAAAGCTTTATATGGAATAGATATTGTGGAGGTGTAAGGTGCTAGACTATCAGTCATTTCTTCAGTCAAAAAGAACGATTGCCCAAACATCAGGGATAGACGTTCCGCTTGACGCTATCCATCCTGAATTGTTTCCATTTCAAAAAGTCCTGGTTCAGTGGGCATTGCGCAAGGGCCGATCTGCTTTGTTTGTCGACACAGGCATGGGTAAAACTTTCATGTCTGTAGAATACGCACGTTTGACAGAAAAGCGTACATTGATTATTGCTCCGTTGTCAGTTGCTAGGCAAACAGTTAATGAAGCAAAAAAGATTAATGTAGAAGTGTATTATACACGTTCTGGTGATGATTTAATTGATGGAATTAACATCACCAATTACGAGATGATTGACCATTTTAATTTTGATGACTTTGGATGCATTGTCTTAGATGAGAGCAGCATTTTAAAGTCGGTTGACGGAAAAATACGCTCTAAGCTCATTGAAAAGTCTAAGGATATTCCCTATCGGTTGTGCTGTACTGCTACTCCTGCTCCGAATGATCTTACAGAGATTGCAAATCACGCTGAATTTCTCGGAATTATGACGGGCGCGGAAATGAAAGCAATGTTCTTTGTCCATGATAGTGATACCAGTGCTCACGGTGGCTGGAGGTTAAAAGGACATGCGCAAGACTCTTTCTACCAGTGGCTTGCTAGTTGGTCAATGTCAGTGAAACGCCCGTCTGACATTGGTTTTGATGACACTGGATACATCTTACCTCCTCTCAACATTGAACGAGCTATAGTGGTTAGCGATTATGTCCCCGAGGGACAGCTCTTTTTTGCAGGACTCAAAGGGGTAGCCGACCGTAGCAAGGCGCGTAAAGGCACAATTGCAGATCGTTTGCAAGAGGCTGTAAAGCTTGTTCAGAGCAAGCCGGATGAGCAATGGATTGTGTGGTGTGGACTTAATGATGAGTCGTCAGTCTGCACGAAGTCCATTCCAGGAGCAGTTGAGCTTGCAGGAAAGGACTCACCTGATAAGAAAATCCAAACGATTGAAGATTTCCAGTCAGGAAAAATACGCGTTCTCGTGACAAAAGCCAAGATCGCTGGCATGGGAATCAACCTCCAGAACTGTCATAACCAAATATGGTTAGGGCTAACCGATAGCTTTGAAATTTACTACCAGGGAGTCCGGCGTTCATATCGATTTGGGCAAGATCATCCTGTATGGGTGTACATCGTATTGTCAGATATTGAGGAGGAGATTTTTCAAAATGTCCTCCGAAAAGAAGAGGAAGCAAAAAAGATGAGTGATCAATTAATTAAACACGTTCAACAGTTTGAAAAAGACGAGATTGAGAACATCTCCAAGAAAGGAGAATATCAGGAGAAAACAATCCAGACAAACGACTACAAGCTTATGTTAGGTGATAGCTGTGAAAGGCTAGCAGAGATACCAGATAATTCAATTGATTTATCAGTGTTTAGTCCGCCTTTCATGAGTTTATATTGTTATTCTCCTACAGAACGCGATTTAGGCAATAGTCGCAATGCTGGAGAATTCTATCAGCATTTCTACTATATCATTGACCACCTCTTAAGAGTGACGAAACCAGGACGCAATGTGTGCGTACACGTTCAACAAATCGGAGCTAGCCTTATCCACGATGGCTTTATTGGGATGAAAGATTTCAGAGGTGATGTGGTTAGCGCATTTGTGAATAGAGGTTTTATCTATCACGGCGAGGTAACCATAGACAAAAACCCACAGGTTCAGGCCATACGCACACATACGAAAGGGCTAGCCTTTCAGCAGCTTCATAAGGATAGTTCCTGGAGCCGACCTGGTTTTGCTGACTATATTCTGCTACTCCGCAAACCAGGAAAGAACGAGGTACCTATCATCCCTGATGTCTCAAATGAGGAGTGGATTCAATGGGCCAGACCTATCTGGTATGACATTAGCGAGACAGACACGCTCAACACAGCGGTTGCAAAAGAGGAGAAAGACGAGCGCCACGTGTGCCCGCTTCAGCTTGGCACAATCGAACGATGCATCCGACTATGGAGCAATCCTGGTGAGAGAATTTTGTCACCATTTTGTGGAATTGGTTCAGAAGGCGTAAAAGATCTAGAGTTGAATAGAAAGTTCACTGGGATTGAGCTGAAACCATCTTACTTCAAGACCGCCCATAAGAACCTAGAGCGTGTTCTTGGAAAGCGAACACAGACAACCCTATTCGACCTTGCGGAGGTAGGCTAATGGAAGAGGGCAATATGGTAGGGGCAAAGCGCTCCTACCCTGGTGGTAGACCACAAAAATGGATTTTAGATGAGAGAGGCCGCCGCATGATTATGGACTTATACGATGGGACTTCTGAACGCATAACACTTATCCAGAAAGAGTTACAAGTCCCGCGTAAAGTTGTAAAACACTGGGCAGGTAAGATCGGTGTTACGAGAGTGACAAAAATCGAATGGACTGTTCATGAAATATCGTATCTTGAGAGATATTATGGAAAGAAGAGCCTTCACGATATCGCAAAGGATTTGAAAAAATCCTATGACTCTACAAGGAAGAAAGCTTTTTTCTTAGGATTAAGAGGAGGATTGAAAAATCTAGATCATTATACGGGAACCGATTTAAAAGAGGCTTTTGGCTGTAAATATGAACGAATTCAGATGTGGATAAAAAAAGGATGGATCAGGGGGTTTGAGCAAGGGGGAGCGATGCAATTTACAGATAAAAATATCAGGGATTTTATTGTTACTCATCCGACAGAAATTGATCAACGCCGTGTAGATTGGTTATGGGTCGTCGATATTCTGGCAGGAGACAGAGGGCTAGGTCGTTTGGGTGAAGATAAATATACAGATAGGACAAGGTGACATCATGCCGACACTTTCACCAGTTTGGGACGTGAAAAGTCTCATTGAGCATTACGCACTCATTGACATTGTGGGCAAGCCGACACGGGTACACGGAGTTCTGGAGTACCATTCGAACTGCCCTCGCTGTGGAGGTCATGATAGGTTCATAACAAGACCAGAAACAGGGCAGTTTACCTGTGCTACGCGGTCCAGTGGTTGTGGATGGAACGGCGATTGCCTGGATTTCCTAAAGGATTATTGCAACATGACCCATTCTGAAGCGTGCGAGATTTTAGGTCTCGAGCAGAATGCCGATTATGTTCCATCGAAACCCGTTCAGAGCGTTCAAACTGGTAAGGAACAACCACTCCTTGCAATGTGGCAAGAGCAAGGCAAGATACTTATAGATCGTGCTGTGGCAACACTCTGGAGTCCTGCATGTAAAGATATGCGTAACTACTTACACGGTAGGGGATTAGGTGATGAGATTCTCAAAAAGAAAAGATGGGGGTATGTTCCTCTTCAATCAAATGGAAAATATTACGAAGCGGATCTGGAGACGTGGGGACTTGATCCTGCTACCTCGAGCAAGGATAAAGTGCGTATTCCCAATGGGATACTTATCCCCTGGTTTGAAGGCTCAAATCTCTGGAGACTTGCGATCAAACGTCCTGGTGAGAAACAGTCCTATGGACAAGTCTTGGGCAGTGGAGAAGGTCTTTACAACGTTGGAGAAATCCAATTTGAATTCCCCGCCATGATTGTTGAAGGGGAAATCTGTGCTCTATCTGTGGAGCAAGAGGCTGGAGATCTCATCTCCTGTGTGGCCACAGGGAGTACGACACGCGGTCGATTGACTAGATGGGTAGCAGAGCTGAACCTAGCATCCCATGTCCTCCAGAGCTTCGATGAAGACGAGTCGGGTGACTCCGGTTCAGAATATTGGATTGAGCATCTCAAGACAAAATGCCAGCGATGGAGTCCGTACAATGCAAAGGACCCCAATGATATCTTGCTCAAGAAGTTTTTTGAAGGATATCAAGGCTGCACTTTGCGGGAATGGGTTGAAGCAGGACTGATGTCAATCAAAAAGATTGAGCCCCCTGTGCCAGAAGCCACTATCCCCCTTGCAAGGGGTAGACGGGAATATCCAATTGACCTTTCAAAAACCCAGTGGCACGGACCAGAGGTCAATCTCAACGAGATCACCATTCGAGAATGGGAAAGAGGGAACCTAGTAGCCGGCATATGCATTAATAAAAACTGCCCTTGCCAGGAAGTGTGGGGGAAATGGGTATTGGAACAAGCACTCAAAAAAAAGAAATAATATCACCATTTACGAACACTATGGTCCTATTCCCATAGTGTTCGTAACTTTTGGGCTTTCCCCATCGACTGCTATACTAAGCAATACTATTTGTCCCTGTATCTCCCTAGCATCTATTTTTGAAAATGCTCTATAATAAGGGATAGTGGTATTGTTTAAACTATTTTAGTGCAGTTTGAAACAAGTTCGAAAGGAAAAATCGAATGCCAGAAGATGAGAGAGGGATTCAGTACGATCTCCATAATGGGAGAGCGTACTACAATTGGTCCAATGGGTCCAAGTACGTTGGAATGACGGATACGGGATTCCGTCGTCGTGTCAAAATATTGAAGAATGAGAGAGGGATTATTGTCCCGCTTATCAAATTACCGATAAATCACTTGAACGTGTACCACGACAAGCGTATCTTAGATGTTTTTAGGAAGTCTTTTCGCGTTGGAGAAGAGGGGGCATGGGAAGAGGAGCTGAAACGCGTGATAGCTGAGGTAAACTCGGAAGAATAAAAGAAGGAGTCCTCCCAAATGGGAGGACTTTTTAATTAGAGGTTGATCCATCTCTGGAGAAGTTCTTTTTTTTCTCCAGCAAATTTTAGTTCTATCACGGGTTCGTTTTGTCCATCTTGATATGCAGCAATCATGTGACACTCAGGATCATCTTTTCCAGCGCTTACAACTTTGGATAGATTGATAGTGAGTCCATTTTCCTTGTAGACAAATGTTTTATCAAAATCACTTGTCTCAAATTCGTGTTCCATCATACGGTTACTCATTTCTGTAATGTAGATGACAACTCCTTGTGCAATTAGCCATCTACCATTTACAATCAATTGTAAGAACATTCAAATATACAAAAAGTATACTTTGTAGAACATTGGCGTGTCAATGTTTGACACACTATACCTCAATTGCCTTAGCAGCTTTACGCGCTTGCTTAGCGGCTTTGCGCTTCTCTATCTCTTGCTTGTGGGCGTCAATTAAATCTGAAGCCTGACCACTTGTCATCCCTTCGGTTACAGGAATACGATACAACTTGAGCATTCCCTTCTGCTTTTCCGAGATTGGTTTACTCCTCCATGGAGATGAAGGATCAACCAGGGCAATCCCGCGTGGCTCAGCCATGATTTTACGAGCACATTTTTCTGCTTCCTGCTGAGCCCAATCTATTGGCATTGGGCTATCAATAAGCTTCTGAGCTTTGTCGGTTGGACTATTATAGGGAGCCCTTTTCAATTGGACATAGTACAACTCTGGATTGCTTTTGCTAGGCGACAAAGCAATCTTGTGACGTTCTGGTCCAATTTCGAGCAGATACACACCATTGGGAAGCTCTTTCCACTCCAACGTTTCAAAGAGGTCAATGTGAATGTCTTTCAGTCGCTTTTCTTTCAGCTTGCGTACCTGAACTTGACGCTCTTCATTCTCTAGCTTCTCACGTTCTAGGGCTTCAAGAATGGTTTCGCCTTCTTGTACATCCTTGATTGCTTTACGTAAGCTTTGCGGTTTTAGTCGATACTTATCACAATTGTCAGTCAAATCCAGAATAATGCAGTGTGTTTTTCCTGGTGATTTGCGGAGCCCTCGTCCGACACATTGTAAATACAATGCTCTACTTTGTGTAGGACGAGCCATAAGTATCCCCTTGATTTTTGGGGCATCGAACCCTTCTGTAAGCACCATGACATTTGTGAGGACCAGTATTTCACCTTTATCAAACGCGGTATAGATTTGTTTGCGCTCCTCTATCGGAGTCTCTCCAGTAACACAGACTGATGATATGCCAGCTTCATTGAATGCGTCTGAAATGGCGCTAGCGTGCGCAACGGTTACCGCAAAACAGATTGCTCGCTCGTTTGGGCAATGCTCTTGATAGGCTTCTACAATGCGACGGTTACGAGCGGGCGTGTTCACTGCCAAGTTCAGTTCTGTTTGGTTGAAATCAGTTACGCCTTCTGCGTTTTTACTTGATTCAATATCATTTAGATCGACTTCAGTTCGGATAGCAACTGCCTTTACATCAGACAATCTTTTTTTTGCGATTGCATCAACAATGGGCATTCTGAAAAGGGCTTTCCCAAAGATCGGCTCCAAGCTTTTTCCGTCAAGTCGCTCGTCGGTAGCAGTAACCCCTAGTTGAAAAGCTTCTTTTAAAACATTCAAAACTTTTTGATATTTGGGTGCTGGACTGTGATGACACTCGTCAATTATCACAAGGCCATATTTGAAGCTTGGAATCTTCTCCAGATGCTTCTCTCCTGATATGGTGTCAACGCTGGCAACAGTAACCGGACAGCCGTATTCATGCCGACCACCTCCGACCTTACCTACAATGGCAGTTGGATCAAACATGTGGAACTTGTCGCGTGCCTGGTCCAATAGCTCGTCTCTGTGGGCGATGATAAGTACTGGGATACCCTTTTTGACAAAATCAAGCGCATTGATAAGAGCGCTAAAGAAAACTGTTTTTCCCCACGCGGTAGGAGCTACAACTAATGCCCGACCGCCTATCGGACACCCTTTGTATCTCTCCAGAACTTTATCTAATGCTTCCTGTTGATCAGGGAATAGTTCGATCATTTAAAAATCTCCTTTTGCAGAGAAGAAAGTATCAAGATCTGCCTCTGCTTTTATTTGCTAACAGGTAGTACTTTTCTAGCTTCAATGTAGGCTACTAATTCAGAGCGTTTGATCTTGTAGCCGCCAAGATCATACGCTCTTAAATGACCTTCCTTAATCTCCTGGAAGATATATGCCTTGTTAACACTCATTTCCTTTGCTACCTGCCTCACTGGAATATAAGTGTCAACATCTTCTTTGATATCGTTCAAAGTCTCTCTCCTTTCAGCCACCCCTTGCAAGGTGGGAATTGGTTACTACTTTCAATACTGTACCATACTTATCAATACTAGTCAATAATTTACCAATATTTTCAATACTCTTGACAAATGAACAATAACAATCTATACTAGTCACCAGTGAAGGTTGTGTGGAACATCAAAATCCAGTAGACACGTTTCTGATACTGCACAACCACTAATTTAAAAGACCTAGCCATGTCTAGGCAAAAAGAAAGAGGTTTTACAATGGTAAATGCATTAGAACTCATGGATGAACAGTTAGCAAAAGCAGCAGCTCCCCGTTCAACTGGGAAGCCGATTTTCCTTTTCCTCAAACCAGATGAGAAGTTCTTGATCCGTCCCCTCTTCGACTTGAAGGACTCTGTTGTTCTGATGAAACATAATCTCTGGAGTGAGGACCCGACGAAGAGTGTGAATGCTGTATGTGCTCAAGAGGAAGGCAATGCTTGCCTGTATTGCCAGCAAGCCGCCAATAACAAGAAATTGACAGCAAAACTTCACTTCTATCTCCCGATTTATGTCTACAAAGGCATAAATCAGAAAACACAAGCAGAAGTTTCTTATGAGGAGACTCAGGAGGATGGTTCTAAGCAGACAAAAGCCGTGAAAGGCGTTCGGCTCTTAGAGCTAGCGGCGTTTGGTGCAACAGGCGATATTCTCAAGTGGTTGAGAGAATTTGTGAAAGAGGATGATAATTGCGCTCTTACAGAATGTGACTTCTCTCTTTCTCAGGTAGGGAAGGGGACAACCAAGACTTTCATTCTTCAGAATAAAAACGCAAAGCCAATGGCCGATCAACTGGTAAAGATTGCCTCTACCATCAATATGGAGAATGTGAAATCTCGTGTTCTTGAAGCAAGAGCGCCATTCATTGTTGATGCGCCCGCAAAGGTGAGAGAGATCTCTGTTGAGGAGATAAAAGACAGTCAGATAACTCCCATGGGAGAAGACGACACAATCGAAACGTGGTAGTTTTTGTAGTTTGGGCAAGAAGGTTTACTGTCTTCTTGCCCTTTCTTTTTGAAAGGATAGAAATGAACCCTCGAACCGTTGCCGCGCTTTTCAAGCAAGATGTTCTGCAAATGTTCAATTCTTGGAACGAGGATAAGCCGCTCCGTACAGGCTTTCCTCACGCTAGCAACATCCTCGCGCCTGATCACTCCTTTTGCATGCGTCAGCTTGTCCTAGCAGCTCACTATCCCAGTGAATGTGTCCGGCCAACTACCAAGTCTTGGGATACCGAGATGAACGCCCGTTTCAAACACGGGTGGATGATTCATGGGAAATACCAGGATCTTTTTCTGAAGTACGGAAAAGTCGTGTTTTTTAACGACAATCCAGAGCTTGACTATAGCCACTACGACGACACGCGGCTTCTCTGGTTTTCTCCAGATGCAATCCTCGAGGTAGAAGGGGAAAACATGGTGGTTGAAATCAAAGGGTATAAAGCTGAAACCTTTGACAAAATGGATGAGTCAGGGCCAGCTCCGGCGGATGCTACAAACCAGTGCAATCTGTATATGCACCTACTCGGGTTAAAGCATGGTCTCGTCCTAGTTGAGAACAAGAATACGCAACAGATCAAGGTGTGGTGTGTGGAGTATGACAAGGAGCTTGTACAACCTTACTTGGATAGGATACGTCAATTCAGAGTCGCTTTGCACAAGTTGGAGACAAAGCAAGAGTTACCGGAGAGAATTTGTAAGACGCAAAAAGACAGGAATGCTGAAAAATGTTTGAGCTGTCAGTGCTGCTTTACCAGGAAAGGATAAACTGCAATGCTTTGCTTCCAAACCAAGCGGACAAAAGCTATCAATGAATGCATTAATGGGATTGCTCAAGATCCTCCAATGGCATGGATGATTATCCGCCCAAGTATTGGGCACGTCGCATTCATCCTTCAGAAGAGATTGAAAGAGCAGAAGATTGATATTAGTTTTGAAGAGGCATGCAAGAGAGTACGTAAGTTCAAGAAAGGATAACATCATGAAATCGAACCGATCATTTGTGCGCAAAGGCAATTCTCTGGAGATTAAGAAAGTTGTAGAGCAGGATGATGATATGCCTACATTGGAGAATGGGCGCATCTCTATTGCAACACATGCAGACAAAGGCTATCAGGTTTTTCTAGAGGATTTACGTAGCATCATTGAAAAGAGCACATGCGCGTTTATTCGTGAATGCATTCCTGGTGAGTATGATGGGTTTAAGCTTCCAAACGGCTTGGATCTCAGTGAAATCACCCATACCTTTGTGGTGGTAGGAGATCCGGAAGATCATGTGGTAAAGCATCTCATGCCGCTTGGGGAGACGTATAAAGCGGTCTTGTTTAGTGTTGAGGAGGGCATTCCAACACTGGCCCGCATCCCACTTTTGCCAGAACAAGCTGAAGTTTTGAAACAGAACGGAGAGAAGGAATAATGGAGATTAAAGAGGTTAAAACAGATTCATTGGATCGAATGATTGAATTTACTGATCAATCAGCAAGCGACTTACGTTTATGGGTAGAAGAGCACTCAAAACAAGGGAAGGGAACAAAAGTTCTATTCATTGATACTGATAGCGATTATTTCAAGTTCTTGCAAGAGGACATCAAATCTCTCTTGCCCTACTTGCAAGCCTTTGCAGAGACGGGCACGCTCGAACCTGCTACCACCTTGCAAGGGGATACCCAAATAGCTCATGCATCGCTTATCAGCGACCCGAAAATCCGTGTAGAAAAGCTTCTTGAAATGTTTCAAGTGCAAGAGGGTCGCATTGATATTCTTGAGAAAGAGAAAAGAGCTTGCTTTAGCCAAATTGACAATCTCATTGACGAGAATGCAGACCTTGAAGAAAAACTTGAGACCATGCAAGAGGCTGGTGTAGCCATGGCCTCAAATATCACGGACCAGGGCAAGCGTATCGATGCTCTTGAAAATCTGGTGAGAGAGTGGAGACATTATTATCAGATTGATGCACTTGACGATGATTCTGAGCATTATGCAAGACATCACGAAATATTCAGGCAAACTGCCCAGCTTCTTGGAGAGGAGCCCCAATCATGATCCAACCGAATGAGCTTTACCATGCCGTTCGTCAAGGCTGGAACCCACACGCTTTTCTGATGTATATGCATCGTAAGAACACAGGAGGTCTTTTGCTGGAAGATATTCGATACGAAGAGAGGAAGAAGAAAAGAGAGCAAGCGGAGTACACCAGAAAAATCAACATTCATAATCAAAAGACCACATTAATCCCAGTTGCAAAGCCTGACATAATCGAAAAGTCTCTTCCGTTTTTCTGGAAGGATGAAAACGGGCGGATGTGCTTAAAAGTTTCGGACATCTATGCTCGTACATCTGACCTTGTTTATGAAGCTGTAGAGCTCTTCCGCCAGCACACACAAGCGTATCCAGTGGATATAGTTCTCTCGCCTTTCAGAGTGCCTGAGTCACGTTTAAATCACTACTACCACAAGAGCGGAATACGTATTCCGTACAAGTACGAAACAACCCATCACGTTGACTATGACATCATGTGTCGAGGACTTGGAGGAGGTGTGTCATGGGTTTTGTGAATGCCAGCAACGTCTATGTCGTGATCGTAGGACTGTGTTTCCTGGTTGTCATCTTATCAGCCCTTGGCATGTGGATACAGGACAGACTACCGTAGGATCTGACCCACATGTCCGAGCAGGCTTCCCAGTAAGATGAATACAATCATGAACGTGTAGAAAGCAAAGGACAAGAGCATGAGCACACAGAGACCAGACAATGAAATGAGCACGGGTATCCAAGATGAATGGACGCTGAGACGTGGTAGTCTTACCCCTTGCAAGGAGGATTGTTCTGGAGCCTCTGGCAAGGTGACAATGGGGACAACTTCCGTATCCATTCTCGACAAAGCAGTGGATACCGTTTCCTTATCGAATGGAAGGGCCTTCTTCATTTGTAAAGCCATAGTCCTTGCTCCGGTGGGTATTTATGACTAGTATACACTACTTTTGAAAGTAGAAACAGAAAGGAATCAAGCAATGTTAGTACTGAGACGCAAAGCTGGTGAGTCTATCATTATTGATAGAGATATTAAGGTGACAATTCTCTCAATAGAAGGTGAAAGAGTCAAAATTGGGATTGAAGCGCCTGACAATATTCACATTGTCAGGGAAGAAATAGCAGACAAGGAGGTTCAGAATGTTTAATGAAGAGATTAAAGCGGGCGCGGCTTTACTAGATGAGAACATACCAGAGTGGGAAGAGCGTCAAGACCTTGATTTTCTTGACCTTATGGAGTCGTGTCATTGTGTACTGGGTCAATCTGAAGACATTCGGGACTATTGGTACACGCTCAAAAAGCTTTTCCCACATGCGCAAACCGATCAAGAGCTGTTTGATCTGTCGGCCGAGCATGGGTTTAGCGTCAAGCTTGCGGATAGTGAAAGATTGACAGAAAAAGACTCTCAAAATTATGACCGTCTCACACGGGAATGGAAGCAGCTCATCACTAAGCGGAGGGAAAAGAAAAATGTACTTTCATAGTGCTGGTGATCCAAGTCCCCAAACAGATGAAGACGTTATGAAATGGCTTGAAGGCTATTCAGAAGAAGCGCATAATCTTTATCACTGCTACAGAGGGATGGAACTAAGTCCCTCAAGAAAACGTTGGAGTTATGTATTCCTGAAACCCTAAAAGCAAAGGAATAATCCACCTCGCAAGGGGATACTTGAGGGCATGTCTACAAACAGGACTGCCCTCATTGTATAATTGAGAGTAGTCTAGTAAAGAAAGGGCAGCCAGATGGTAGATTTCATAGGTCAAATTGAGAGTGTTGTTAGTCAAAAATGTATTGGCTATCAAAGGAATTATGATGGATCAATGAACACTGTAATTGAAGAACAAGTAAAATTGAAAATCGGAGGCATTGTAACATGCTGGACAATAAGCAGCATGGGAATTGTTACTCTGCCACTCGCAATGAAGCCTCACATTGATATCCCTATAGAACAATTCTCCAGATAGATACTTGAGGGCATGTCTCGTTATTGACTGCCCTCTTTTTTATTGCTATACTCTTCTTGAGGCAATAGTGTCTCTACAATAAAATATGGCTTATTTAATCGGAGTAGGCAGGCTAGCAACGTGTTAGTCTGCCTATTTCGTTGTCCAATTACAAATTTTGCTTCTCAGTGCCAAATAGGGGCATATTTGAGAGAGGTACAAATATTCGTTTTCATCATGCAAAGCCATTTCTCGGCCTTCTGGTGAAGCCTATGATAGCTTGTAACGGTGGGAAGTATTGGGCAAATTGGAAAGTGCATGTGTATTTTGCCGCAGTTCCACAACTGCCCTTTCTTTTTGCCTAAATTCCTAAGAATTGACTACTACTAGCGTTTGGCCGGACATGGGTATACTTGGCAGTTGTCTCCATGCTCTCATGCCCTAGTGTCGCCTGTACCAATGTTATTGGAGCTCCTCTTTCTAGAGCATGGGTAGCGTGAGCATGTCTCATCCAGTGAGGGGAAACTTTCCCAGTGATACCCGCCCGCTTTGATGCACTGGCAACAATTCGATGGATTGTGCTCTCATCTAGTCGAGACTTGCCCTTTCTGGATTGAAACACATAATCATCAGGACCAGCTTTCTCAATCTTCAGACTTGTAACCTCTTGCCAAGTAGAAGGATCAAGTAAAACATGCCTAGTCTTTTTTCCCTTCCCGAACACTGCAATCTGACCAGCTTCATCACGTTCTTGTAAATTTCTCCATGTTAAATCACACAATTCAGAGACTCGGAGTCCTGCCCGATAGAGCAGTATCAGTATTGCATGGTTACGCGGGTTGTCCTCCAGTGCAAACATTTTTGCTATCTGCTGTTCACTGAGTATTCGCTCTGCTAGCTTGTTCTCCAATTTGGGCAACTCCACAGCAGATCCCACATTTACTTGTAGATATCCTATTTTTAGTCCAAATGATAAAGCACTTTTAACACTAGCCATAATGCGAGCACGTGAAGAACGCTTTAGATGATAAAGATTATCAGCAAAACCTTGGAAGTCATCAAGAGTTAATTCACGCAAAGACTTGCCAGTTAAATCATATAATCTCTGGATATCTAACAGATATGCCGTTTGAGTATTATAACTCTTCCCATGTAACCATAACTTTATAAAGTCTGCATCATACGGTATGTGAATAAAAAGTGTTTCACCTGTTTCTTGCATGAGTCTTACCTCATGATAGCTAATAACCGACTGCATAAACCTATCCTTTCTGGTTGTTTGAACACAAGATAATTCGTCTTATTCTGCATTCACTATACCAGAAAGGATAACCCCCTTGCAAGGGGAGGAATACAAACGTTCTAATTTGCTACACAAGAATAATGCTAGGATCCAATAGTTCGAATAGTCCAGAAATCGCTAGCTAAATCTTTATCTGCTAGGTACTCAAATGGGATGTACACGTAGCCCTTATCCCCAAATGACGAACCCCAGCTATTTCTCACGATAAACCATTGCTTTGTTGTGTCGTAGCCAACTACGAGCAAGGCATGGCCTCCGAGCACTTGCTCATCCTGACTTGGCATAGGCACAATGCCCGTGCTGGCAACTTGATCACTCTCGAATGACTCATAGACGGATATGCCGATTGTTATCGGAAAGCCTTGCGCTAAGCAGCTCTTCATCATGGTCAAGCTTTGACTTACACGGAGGTAGGTGATAGCCCTATCTTTCAAGGCGTCGGTATAGCACCTCGTAGGTGGTTTGCTGGCAAAAGTCGATATATTGTACGGCCATTCGGTCTCTGGGCAAACCCCATAGGTGTTGAGCGCCTTAATCGCATCTCGAATTGTTGCCCCACTATCGGACGACTTCGCGTTCTTTGCTCGAGAATTGTAGTACTCAAACAAGTGGCTGATCACAAAGTCTGATAGTCCTTGCTTTCTCAGGTTAAACCGGAACGCCGCGCCACTGGCAAATGAAGTGCAAGCTCCGAGATCTAGCTGGTCCTCAATTGGGGAGTCTTGTGGGCGCAAGTCTACCGATGTGGGCAATACTTGCCCATGGGGAATAGCGTACCGAATATCTCTGTGATCTTTTAAATCTGGAATACATCCATAATGATGTCTTGTCAATTTAGTTGCCTTTCTTTTGTGTTAGGTCTATTGCGATACTTCCCCCTCGCAAGGTGGGGATCTGCTGTGTGTTCGTTGAAGGTTTGAGCCTGTTCATTTCGAATACAGCAGCTTCTATGAATGCATTGATGATAGCGTCATCTGGAGCAGGAATTTTGAATGCTTGGAATCCTAGCTCAATTGCATGGATAGCTGCTGCTTTCTTTTGATCTGGCGGGATGTTTGCATACATCTGCTCGACCATCTGAACAGCCGGAGCGGCTAACTGCTCAAGTGCTTCCCTCTGCTTTTCAGGCAACGCTTGGAAGACCTGATGATAGATGTACACACAGAGACCTATCAGGGAAGGAACAACATAGGGCATAAGGGCAAGAATAATTTGCTCATTCATGAATGATCCTCTTTCTCATGTATACGGGTTGTAGTCGTTTTCCCGTTTCTGTCCTCGACATGGATCATTTCACCTTGAATGGTGATAACCATGCCTCTAATTTTTAATGCGGCACAAATGGTATCAATAGTTTGATCTAGTCTTGCATTTCTTTTTATTTCCTCCTCTATTTTCCTGCTCATTGTTGATAGGTCTGCCTGTAAAGCTATAATTGTTGCTTGAAGTGCTGTTATAGCCTCTTGGTTTGCTTTACTCACAGTTTTACCTATCCCGCTTTTTACAAGGAAAAAACTTCCAATAATGGCAATAAAGAGTACGGTGCCATCGGTAATAAGTCCTGATAATGCCGAGAGCGACTGAATTAAATTCAGGTTCATACTATTGCCTTAATCGATATACAGCCGACTCTATATGGGCATCCATTGATTTCGGCTTTGGGATTGGTAACCCATAGTCTCCACAAAGATTGATGATTTCTGTTCTGGCAAGAGCTTTTTTTGCTTGCCTTCCCATGTCAGGGTTTTGTTGTTCCACTTTCTCGACAGATGTTTGGGCAAACTGCTTATGTGCTAATCGCGTATGAGCAGGAAGCCGCTGTATTAGGTAGTGAAACAGCAGAAAGGCAAGCGCAAAAATTGCCGGCCATATAAAAAAAAGAATAGCATTGACTACTTGAGCTTCAGTCACGATATGCTCCTATTGGACAACAGACAACTTCATAATCAAGGCAACATCGTCCTGGATTTGCTTGGCAAGCGTGCCGATCTGCCCGAGATTAGAAGAGGCAAGCAATGTTTGAAGCTGAGTAACCTGACTCTGTAGTGCTGTGACCTCCCCTTGCAAGGTGGGAATTTTCGGGTCCTCTCCAAATCCTGAGTCAATATGGGCAAGGTACACACTGCCAGCTCCAGGAGGATTGTCCAGCACATGGGTAGGATCGTATATCACTACCGCGCGCTCGAACCGCTGATAGACAACACCAGGATGCCCTGGAACTGCTGTCTCGTTTGATGTGGGCAGTCCGAGGAAGGTGAGCCCACACAGATCAGTCCCTCCAAACTGCTGATAGAAGGCAAGGATAGCATGCCCAATAAAAAATCCGTTGTCTTTGCATTTCCAGATAGTGTCTGATCCTGTGAAGTGTGAGGCTACAGTGCCGTTTGTAAGATCGATTGAAGTCATAGTTTCCTCCTGTATTGTTTTTGGGAAAGCGGCTAGCACCTGGTCCAAGAGTCCTGGATTTGCCGCTGCTGTTTCGTAGTACCAAATGCTGATAGCTGTATGCCCTTGACTGTGGGCAGATTGCGCAAGTGATACCGGATCATTGGGGCCGAAATCTTGAGTCATATCCAAGGTCGGCTGTAAGCATTTCGCTCCGAGCTCTCCAAATTCTTGCCAGAATGTCTCTAAGAACGAGGTATATTGTTGAGGCATATAGGCAGACACACACGGGTTAAGCGCTTGGATAACACCACTCCAATTTTGCATACTTGGATCTGCCCAAGTCGACACCAGGAATACCCCTTGCAAGGAGGACATGCGAGACGCGAGATGCTGAGCCCATCCGACTTGCCCATTCCATTCACTCTCCATATCAGCACACACTACTCCAGAGTCTTGCATGTACGAAATGAGAATATCGATCTCTGTGTCGAGATCTCCATAGGTATTGCCATAGCTGTACGTGTACGGGATGCATCCGACTCCCTCTGCATGGATAGCGTTCTTGATAGCCTGGTATCCTGCTAGTCCGCCGTACCATTTGTATGTCCCATCCGCGACTTTCACCAGAAGCGAATCAACACCATGAGCTTTTGCGAACTGAGCGGCTTGTGTGAACTGGGCAAGTGTCCACGTTTGCGTTGACGTGCCGCAAAACAAAATGTGTTGGCCCGTGATTTGAGCAGTATCTTGACATGACATAAAAACCTCACGAATATGAAAAGGTAACCGCCGGACAGTTTAAGACCCCGTGGGATGTGATCCCATTGAGTGCTGGTGCGCCACTGTTGAAATTGTAAATTGTTCCTACAGCAGCACTAGCAGGAATACTGAGGAGCTTAGTTCCTGAACCAGCAGATGCATTGTCGAATATATCAAGGCCTGCCGTTCCAAGTGTCGTAACAGTAGCACTCCATAGAGTCCCTGGTGTACCTTTGACGACCACATCACCCGATGTGTTAGCCGCTTGGGTAGCGTTATGAGAAGGTGCACGATTAGCTACTGTATCTAAATTTTGAGCCATGTCTAGAATATTCTCTTGCCACTGGCCCGATGTTCCCGCTGACATAAAGACTCCTTAAATCTTTCTAATTTGTATTTGTGTGGGCAGTCCATCGTACACGTTCAACCCTACTGTTGCCTCTGCAAAAATCTCAAATGTCTCAACACCTGGATTGCTTGAGAAAAGCGCATAGGCGCTCGCTAGATCAGTATTAGAAAGCGTGTATGTGACGGCTCCGGTAGATCCATTGGGACTAGACCATGTGCCACCTCCATTAATTTTGTTTCCAGTGCTCACACTCCTAAATTTCAGAGAGAAGCTTGCACCTGAGAATCCAGGTGGGACATTCCCGCTTGCGTCCGCAAAGGTAAATGTCCAAGGCGGTGCCGTTGTTGTCGTGAAAAACAATGGAATGCTCATGGTAATAATTCCTCAAATGTTGTATCTGGAATGGTTACATTGAAAGAGTTATTTGGTAGCGTTGCATTAAACGTTGTGCTTGGTAAAGTTGCAGGGAAAGAGACAGGTGTCATAATTTGTGATAATACAACTACCCGTATAGCTACGCAAACCGTGTTCTGGCTACCATGAGTTGTGATTACACGCAGCACAACCGTTCTGGTTGCCTTTGTCCTCACGGGTGTACGTAGCTGAGTAGAGCGACTTGTGAGCGTGCGTGCCATGATCCTAGTTGCCAGTGAGAGCGTTCTTTGTGTTCGCACAGGGAGCCTTGTGGGCACAGACTTGCTGACCAATGTTCTCACAGGCGTTCTCACGGGCGTGCTCTTGCCAACCTGAGATCTCACTAGGATGCGCACAGGGGCCGTCTTACTCTGCAATGTCCTAACTACTGTCCTAAGTTTGATAGAGACCGTAACGAGCGTCCTAGCGACAATCCTAGCTGCTACAGACTTGGTTACTTGTGTCCTGATCACAGCTCTCAATGGAGCCGACTTACTCACCAGCGTTCTGGCAACAATCCTCACAACAGTAGAGCGCGTGGCTAGCGTGCGTATGACCGCCCGTAGCTTGAGAGAGACGCTGGCAAGAGTACCGTTCGTGGTGGTGATGACACGGAGGACAACCGTTCTGGTGGTAAGCGTGCGCACGACGGTTCTAGCGGCTGTGGATTTTGTGACCTTAGTCGCCACTACAGCTCTAACAGGAGTTGACTTGCTCACCAGCGTCCTGATAACCGCTCTTAGCTGAGTGACATTGGTGACACCTCTCACAACTGCTCTTAGCACAGTAGAGCGCGTGGTCTTGGTAGCAGCTACCAGCCGCACAGCCGTACTCTGTGTGACTTGTGTCCTGGCAACGACTCGCACCTGAGTAGAGCGTGCCGTCTTTGTGGCAATGATAGCTCTGAGTTGAGCTATGAGGGTTACGCCCCTAGCTACTATGCGCAAAGGTGTTGAGCGAGTTACCTGAGTGCGAACTGGTATACGGGTTGTCAAGCTCTTTGTGGCTTGCGTCCTGACATTGGTTCTCAGTTGAGCTGACCGAGTTGCCAGACTTGCGACCACTGCACGCAATGGAGCCGACTTCGTGACCAGAGTGCGTACAAGTGTCCGTAGTAGTGCCGACACAGTCGCTGTAGTACCTGATGTCGTCGTGATAATGCGCAATACAACAGATTGCGTAACTTGTGTATTTACAGGTGTTCGTACTGCTGTTGATTTTGCAGTACGTGTTGCTATAACAACTCTCATTTGGGAAGAGAGGGTTGCGAGCGTTCTGATGACAGATCTTAGCGCCGTGCTATCAGCGACCTGAGTGCGCACAGGTGTTCTTATGGCAAGAGAGCGCGTGGTAAGCGTTCTCACGACTGCTCTAAGTTGCGAGACGAGCGTTACACCACGCGCCACTATGCGCAATGGCAGAGACTTGGTAACTTGTGTCCTGACAGGTGTTCTAACAGCTAGTGACCGAGTGGTATTTGTGGCTACAACACTTCGTATTTTTGTGGATACGGTATTGAGTGTTCTAATGACATTTCTGATAGGAACTGATATTGTGTTAAGTGTGCGTACTACTGTGCGTAGCTTTGTCGATTTGGTGACTTGAGTAGCAACAACGGTGCGAACCTTGGTTGACTGTGTGTTCGCTGTACTCGAAGCATTGTATCCAGGTGTCTGAAGTGCGCATCCCGACCAGCCTGCTGATGTCGTACTAGATGGGAAATATTCAAGAGTGGCACTTGAAGAGCCTGTGGAATTTGCCGTGATATTAGGACGTATATCGATATAAAGCTTTTGTCCGGTTGTAAAAGCAGTAGCAGCAACCCCGCTGACTGTGACGGCTATGCTTGATGCGCTAATACTCGAAACACTTCCTGAGCTAGACACGCCTGAACAAATAGCGGTATAAGTTGATCCATTATAAATATAGGCCCTATACGTAAAAGTACACTGAATAAAGCCTGCACTTGTCTGAAAATTGAACGTGAAAACGTAATTTCCACTTACCATAGTCTGGCCTTCAAGTGTCGTCACATCAAAGAGAAACCCATTTCCACTCGGGCTCCCAATGCTCCCACCAGCCGCCCATGCGTTCGTTGTTCCCTGGCTAAAGACTTCACCCCAGCCCGTGCTTGTGCCTATCTTTGTGGTAATTCCGGTGCCTTTCGCGCCGCCTGTAGCCGATATCAGCTTTTTAGCAGTTGAGAGTGTAGTGGAATTTGTTGTGATAGCTGAAGCTGTTAAGGCTGTTGTCATCTTATCTCACCTCCTTTCTTGCGTATTTTCCCTGTGCTATATCCTCACATCCATCGCCTTGATATTGAGCGGCCCGATCGGAATAACTCCATCGCGCCATGCTCGAAAGTTCCGCACACTATTGTGTCCTCTGACAACCATCTTCTTCTCAGCATCCCATAGCATATCCACATACAAGTTCTGGTCTTGATAATCCCACAGTGCGAACGTGCACTCGCCGCTGTCTTTGTCCACAACCGCCCCTATCACCTGTAAGTTCTTGAGCTTCTCACCAGTGAGCAGTGCTGATGTTCCACGTGAGAATTGGAAGCCTGTATACTCGTCACCGACGTGCGTACGTGCTACGCCTTGTGGTGTGTGCAGGTGGATCTCTTTGACTTTTGCAATGTCTCCTGAGTCGATCAAATCTTCCTTCCATTCAAGTCTTCTCACAAGATATCGTTTGCTAGGGCCTCGCAAATTTGGGAATTCTACAGATTTTTCGTCTAGCTCGCTCCACGTTTTACCTGACTTCATCAGAACTGACCAGTAGCTTTCGCCTGCCATCATGACACGGAGTCCAGTTAGTTTTTCTTTGAACATGAGCATCTCCTAGGGGTAGATATCTACCCCTAATACATCTATTAGATCCAAGTATATTGGAACCCGATCACGGGTAACAAAATACCACCTGTCATTCCAGCTGCTATTCTTAAGATCAATGTCAGGTACCACAATCCCGCCGTTACGGCTTGTGGTATACCTCCATTGGCTATCCAGTCCGTGGCCGCCTGTAAATCTTCCCATGTGGCAAGCCATGCTGCACTTCCTGGCGTTGCCGCGCCCGCCGCGCTATGACCATTGACCGTCTCAGTGCCTGCTGCATTAGCCGCTGGCGTCTGCTGTGAGCCGCCACTGGTAAGCCCCTGACCATACGCGTTCGCTTTGAGCAGACTGAAACTACCAGACTCACCAGCCGTGCCATTGATAATACTTGAGCCATCGCCTCCGACCGTCGCGCTGTTCTGAGTACCCGGTGAAGCAGCAGGCAAGGTGTTGTCCTTCCAAGCGCTGATAATCGGTGCTGAGTTGAACGTCCCTGTGTTATCCCAGTTGATACGGAATTGCAGGTAGTGAGCCGTTGTACCGTCGTAGGTAGTAATTGCTAAACCAGTCGTATCAGCACTAAACGCGTACATCTTATCAATAAGTGTAGTACCTGATGCTGGTTTCAGGATGCTAGGCCATGATGCGCTAGCAGTTGATGTGGTCTGTGAGCCACCTGATAGTGCTGCTCGCAATTCATATCCTGATGTACCAAAGAGCACATCAGTCCAGGTTGCAGAACCGGAACCCTCACCAGCGGCACCGGCCCCTGTGTTAGCTTGTAGCTTGAGTGTCGTAAAATCTGACATAGTATCTTCTTTCTCCCCTTGCAAGGGGCTATTCGCCTTGTATCGAAATTCCAAACAAAGCACCTGGCGTTGCAGAACCGCCTATCACCCATCTCACACGACCGGACGCGCATATCTCTTCAGTTTTCGTACAACCAGGCCCGATGCTCTGTTTGATGACAACATTGGTCCCACTTGCGCCTGAAACGCTGATAGCGGTTGAGTCATACATGTTAAAGTACGTCACGCCGTCAGCGCCTAGTCGATCGACAAGGATCTGAAGCGTTGGACTTGTCCCTTGCTGGTTGGTCACAAGCACGTCAACCGCTATTTTCTCGCAATTCCCCCACGAAATATTTCCGGTATTTGAGCTTGATGTTTGCATTACAGCAGCTTGATTTAACAAGACTGTTTTACTCATGATTGTCCTCCTAGCGCGTTATTGAGTGTATTCCCCCAACTGGTAAGCACAGGACCTTCACTTGCTTCCACTTGAAAAATATAGGTCTGGTCAGGACTTCCCGCGGTCATTTTGAATTGTTGGTTTCTTTGCACAGAGGTAACCAGCATTGAAGCGTCGTTGATCTGCATACCAGGAAGGAATACAGAGAGGTCTTGTCCAACGGATAGCCCCGTACGTTTGGTCTCGAATTTGAATGTCCGACCTTGCACACCATTCTCTTGAAGCGCCGCATCCCCTCGCGCTTGGGCCGTCGGAACGTCAATACCAAGCGACGATACATCCTCCACCATCTCCACTATCCCGATGTTGGCCAAGACCGGATCGACACGGCCTTGGATGGAGATTGATAAGGTCTTGGTTGGTGAAGCTGAGCCACCAATAGTCCACCGGATACGAACGGTGAAACCGAGCACTTCGGTAATGTCGCACTTTGGTCCAATGGTGGTAGAGACTGAGGTGAGAGCAGATATCACTCCGGAGTCGTAAATCTGATAGTAGTTACCGTCAGCGCCTTTCCGATCAACAAAAAATCTGACCGTCGGGGAAGTTCCGGATTGGGCAGTGATGTTTGCATCGAAGGCGATTTTTTTGACCAGACTCACGTCGAGATCATCGCTATTCCCGCTTGTAGAAACCGCCGCTGAAGCTTGGTTGAGGATTATTTGTACTGGGATAGAGAGGCCGGATTGATCGATGTATTGCTTTTGCGAGACGGTACCAGGGAACTGCCCAGTGTTATCCCGTGTGACTGTGGTGGTCGATTGCCCAGTGTAGCTCACAACCAGGCTATCAATCTCCTGTAAAACGGTTCCACTAGAGTCCTGCACAAACGAGGTAGCACCTACCTCATAATAGAAATCTTTGCCGCTATCAACACCCTTTACCCCGAATGTCTGCACTTGTCCATCTAGCAACACAGAGGATACCGATACGACTTTATATTTCAAATCCCAAGAAGTGCTACTCCCATCTCCCATGAACGTGTCACTCTGAGAGACCGTTGATTGCACTCCTATCATGGTATGGCGACTTCGGTACAGGTCTGCTGAGTCGTCAACTTCCATATTGTCAGGAAGGATATCTTGATTTGTGAGAACCCAAGGAGCCGGAATAGTTTGCCTTGGCAGGAAGATAAAAGATCCGTCATGCTTGATATTGTTATAGTAGTTTGATTGGCCACAGAGGTTCTTGATATTGTCTGATTTATAGGTATTGACATAATTTGCAGTTGATATTAATGATCCTATAGCGATATTTGGATTGGTGACAAGCGTGGTGAGACCTGTAATTTGTGGCGTTTGAGTTGGATCTGTAGAAGTCAACGTTTGTTTGACATAGACAAACTTCCCACTGAGATTGTCGCCTTGCGGTTGAATTCGGAGGTTGTAGAAGCGTGCTACTCCAGATACATTCGAGAAACCAACTTGACCAGGACCAGCTAGAGCAGAGTCAGTTGTGCTGAGCAGTTGTGTCCCATCGAAATACACGACAATAGCCGTGCCGATCATGGTTACGCGTGCTCGTTTGACGATACTTCCACGTGCAAGGGTGATCGGTAGATCTGACCCAATTTGTGTCTTGACGTTGGCCACGACTTTAAACAACCGGATTTTGTTCGTTGCGCCAGCGCTAGACGATCCATCGAATACAAGCAGTTCGTAGTAGTTTGACGCGCTCGTCCATCTCCAGACAACGCCCGCATTGTCCGCTTCATCCAAGTCGAACGAGATATCCACGTCCTTACAGGAAATGGCACCATACAACAGAAGGGCATTCGTTCCGCCAGATACCGTGAGTCGGCTGTTTGTAGTGTCCTCTATCCAACTAGTAGCCGTTCCTCCAGTGCGTGCTGTACTGGTGTATGAGGCGCTGGTGATCAAGTTAAAGGTGTCAATGGTCGGCGACGGTTGCTGGTTAATACCCGATATGGAGCCGCCATTCGAGACACTGGTATAGGTCACCCCGTCTAGCGATGTTGCTAGCGCTACGCTCGTGTTCGCTGGAGTAAGGGCATTCATGCTTACCAATGTCGAGCCGCATACGCCCACGCCAGAAAGCAAGAGCGCTTTGTTGATACGAGTCCCAGTACTGGAAAATCCACCCAACACATACACAGTTAAATCTTGTATTTCAGGCAGTACAGTACTGGTGTTGTAACTGAAGAGCATTTGCAAGAGCAGACTTACACCAGAGAGTGATTGTCCTGGTGTGAGGTTTGGAAGAGGCCCGCCGTTGGTGCACTGTTGCCAACTTGAGCCGCCATTGACGCTTGCCCACAAGTTATTAGCTACCTGAGTTGGATCAGTCGAGATATCATCCCACTGGACAACAGAATTGAGATAGGTCCCAGCGCCCGTGAGACTAACAGACTGAGATGTCCAGTTCGCCCCATTAAAAACGTTTGTGATGCTAATCCCGAAATTATCGAATGTCCCGATGTACCCATTGCTAGGATCGGTGTTCGATATGCGGAAACCGACATTGCCAGCCGATGTGTAGGTAGAGTCAGTAGCTGAGATAGCAAGTGTGTCGTCAAAATAAATGCTGTGGGCTGAGCCGATAGCAATAACTTTTATACGGTGCATGGCTTGGCTCGTTAAGTTGACGGTAGCAGTTGGGCCGACTTGAGTAGGAGAAAAGTTCGATGATGCGCCCGCGTTATTCGAGCCTTTAAACAATTTGATAGTCGTTCCAATTATCTCTATCGCATAGGCATAGGTACCGTCGTAGTTGCTCCATCCGGTAGTGCGGTAGCAGCATCCCACCTTCATCAGCGTGTTGTCTACCGATACGTCAAACTCCATTTGGAAGTCACCCCACGTACCCGTGAAGTCAAGCCTGCTACGCGCTTCTGTGGATTGATGGAGTTGCAATCGAAACTGCTTCGAGTCGACATATTGGAAGCAGGTAGTTGCCGTGTTTGGTCCGGTTGCACCTCCTCCAAAGAGCGTTTGTCCGGCTATGGCGCCGCTGATACTGCCACTATCCCAGTTCCTCACGGCTCCGAATGGGGAGAGCGTGTTGCTCGAGGCTTGTGTATTGGTGTTCGCACCTGCATTCCATTGCGCGTTGGTTGTCCATTCGCCGTTTATGTCCGACTTTGAAGCTGTATAGCTTGGATAGAGCATGGCTTGCATGAATGTCAAGAGCGGTTGTTGGGTAGGTTCAGCGCCCGCGCCTTGGGAAAATGTTGCAAGAAACTGGATAGATTTTGAGGCAATAGATTGACCTGCTAGGAGTGCTGGTAGAGATGCATTGTTGCTCGTGATCGGAGTGTATGAGTTGCCACCATCAATGCTGTACTGAAGAGTAAAAGTGTAGCCCGTAGGCAAGCTCGTCTTGTATGCTAGGTATGAGCTCTTGAGTATCTTCGTCGGATCAATGCTGTAAGAAGGTGACACACGGCTAGCAGTTGAACAGTCGTAAGTGTTGACAACCGTCAAGCTCGTTACTCCATAGCCCTGACGTTGCATTTGTTTGGGAGGGCTTACACCGAGTGAGCCTGAGAAGAATGTGCCGTGATTAGTCCCACCAGAGTCGAGCCACACAACATTCTTGACATATCCGGTGTATTCACCCGCATTGTTCCCTTCGATGGCTATCATTGCGTAGGCTATCGTTTTCCCTACAAAATTATCCATCAAAAACGAGCGATGATACCACGTGTCAACTGCTAGTCCACCAAGGTCTGTACCTGGATGAGGCGATTTGTTCTGTGCATCGAACCACTCACCGTTATTTGATGTGGCCTGATCCCTGTATGCAGTACCATCGGTGAAGACGAGATCAACCCCGATCATGGCCTGTGGTGATGATGAGGCAATCCACAGGTCATAGGTAAAATAGCGGCCAGAAACTATGGTGATTCCACCTGCATTCCAGAATTCCAAGTAGGTGTAAGAATTTGCGAGCCCTTGTACGCTCTGGGTTGCCTGTATGCGCATGGCAGAGGTAGCACTAGGCCCTAGGGCATTATTTGACGCGGTCATATTGGTGAGTGTGCCGCTATTAAAGACCGAGGTTGTAGACTCTGTGATAGTGATCGTAGCGCCCGCCGGAGCAAGCTCAAGATCCCCATCGCCAGCATTTGCAGCAGCTACTGTGCCGCTCAAGTTACCAGCCGCAAAATCAGCTTGTGTCGTGTCGTTGTCTATCGCGAAGTTGGCAAGGATGCCATTCGCCCATTCGTTCTTCACCTGATCAACTGCTATAGCACCGGCGAACTCCTCGTTATAGATTTCATTTGATGTTTGACCATCTAATATAGCCATCTTGTCAGAACAGGTGATGTCATGGTACACATGAGGCCACACGTCGGTTGTACGAACTATGGACTGTACTACTCCCGAAAAAATAATGCCTTCTATCGAGTCGGTGACAACAACACTTTGACCTTTTTTGAATGCATAAATACCATTTGCATCATAGATAGTAAATTCACACGTTGATCTTTGTTCAATCTTGTCATTCCCAACGAACGGATTGCCACCTGTTATGTTTCCTTTTGTGTCTGGAACAATGGTAGAGTATTCTACACCAGCTATCTTGACCGATAAGGAGGTTACTGTCATGAAAGCGTACTCCTTAATGGTCCTGATTGTCTTATAGTTTTTGTCGCTGTTTTCATGGTATTGTCTGTTATTTTCTTACCATCCAAATAGTGATAATGATAATTTTCAATGACAATCTGATTATTAGAAGAGCTTGAAGGGATAGCAGTTGTACCCGATGGCAAGCCTGTCATTCCCCCTTGCAAGGGGTTCATTTTCACGGAAATGGGTTTCAAAAGATTGTTAATAGCACCGTTAAGCATGGGCATGCCATTTATCATGCCCATGGCTATTTGATTAGAAATCTCTGCTCCCTGATCAGCTAAGTGCATTAATGGCCCAACTTTAGCAGGAGAGTGGGGCAAGTGGGCAGATATCCATGAAGTTACATTCGTTATCGCATCAGTGACAAAATGGATAGCGCCTGTTATCCCATCAGCTATACCCTTCACAATATTTAATCCTGCATTTTTTGCATCTGTTATTATATTATTCCATAAATTCATGATCTTCCCTGGTAACGATTGGAGGAAGTTCATGATATTTCCAGGCAATTGGGCAAAAAAGTTTACAACAGTGTTAAACAATACTCCTGTAGCCACTTTGATTTGATCCCAGTGTTGGAAGATGAAAAAAGCAAGTAGTCCAATAGGGCCTATGATCATGGCAAGGAGGAGAGATGCTCCTATTTTTGCAGCATTTACTATAAAGTTCCACGCGTTTTGAAGGAACTTGATTATATCATTCCAAATGCCAACAAAGAAGCTTGATACAGCGCCCCATACCACTGTCCATACGCCTTGGAACCATGCAGTTATTTGCGCCCAATGCTGGATAGCCAAGACTATCCCTATGACTACCGCCGCTATCACAAGCCCAATCAAAATAAATGGAGCCGCTGTAGCTAAAGCGCCCGCAGCCGTTGCAAGTAAAGCAGGAACGATTGAAGCCATAATAATAGCGCCCGATGTGACTGCTTCAACCCCCGCTGAGATAAGCGAAACAATAAATGAACCTGCAACTTTAGCACCTGAAATAACGGACTCTGTACCTGCTGCAATTATTGAGGTAATAAAAGAACCTGCTACCTTCGCACCTGCTATAGCCGACTCTATGCCAGCTTTCACAATATTTGCAACAAAACTAATAGCTACCTTCGTACCTGCTATAGCCGACTCTATGCCAGACTTAATGATAGATCCGACAAAATTGATACCTATTTTTATACCTGCCATAGCTGCTTCTGCACCTGTTTGAATGATGTTGATAGTAAAAGTCAGAAGCTTTGCACCAGCTTGAAACCCTTCCACGCCAACCTTGATAACATTGGCAATAAATCCAGCCGCTGTTTTTGCGCCAGCTATCGCAGCTTCAACGCCCGCCTTAATAAGGGCAGGAACATAAAGAGCTGTAATCAGGCTTGCAACAAAACTAACCGCACTTCCATGATCTCGTAACCATTTGACTGTGTTAGTAAGAGCCTCAACAAGACCTGATAGGGCAGGAATAGCAGTTGTTTTAACAAAATTAAACAAATCTTTTACTACAGGAGTATTTCCAGAAAAAGCAGGACCTACCACACTTCCAAGTGTTGATCCCAAATCCTTGAGCTTATTTACAAAGTCTGCAAATTGAGGAGATTTAATCACTCCAATAAAGTCATTAACAGCAGGAACAACATCAGTCTTAACAAATGATCCAATATTTTTAAATGCAGCTACTATTTGTTGTCCCACTCCAGATGCGAACTGTTGAAACGCTGGAGATTGAAGGAAATCACCAAATTTCTGGATAGCGGGCATAACCATACCAGCTACAGAAGTCACCAACTGCCCTAGGATAGGCAAAAGAGCCGTACCTATTTTCTGCTTTGTATCCTCCAAATCATTCTGAAGAATCTGGAGTTGACCACCGAAGGTCTTACCTGCCGCTTCAGCACTTCCACCAAATTCTTTCTGCAATTCGGCTAGCATAATCTTTTGAGCACCCGCTGTATTGCCTGCGGCTACCATACTCTTGATGGCTTCCTTCTGGCTATCTGAGAAGGTAACACCGACACGTGTTAGCGCAGTGAGCCCTGTAGCCGGATCGTTCAAAGCTTTTCCAAGCTGGATAGCAGCAGATTTGGTATCACCTCCCATCGCTTGGGACATGTCAAGTAGCGTCTTTGTCGCTTGTGGAAATACATCCTTGCCTATCCCAGTGAAGGTCAAGAGAAGGTTCTCACCACTCTGGATTGCATCCTCGCTGAAGGGGGTAACTTGGGAAAGTGACGTTGCGAGATCTGAGATAGATTGCGCTGTTAGCCCTGATGCGTCCCCTGTTGACTTTATGACTTGCGCTGTTTGGGCCATGATCTGTTGATGCTGGATAGCAACGGTGATAGTATCAGCAAGCTGATCTTTGAGAAACCCGACTGCTTTTGCGCCCACATTAAATATTGCAAAGCTGGTAGCAGTGGCAAGGCCTTGCTTGATTAATCCACCAAAGCTATTTTGAGCAGAGTCGGATGATTTCCCCACAGATTGGAGATCTGATTTAGCCTGTTGTGCGCCTTGGACTTGGACTACCGCATTCATTTGAGCTGCTGTTATTGCCAAATGTGTTATCCCTTATTCTCTAACGTCTTTTGCGCTGATCTTTCCGCCTGCATGCATTTGAGAGCGGCAAATTTCCAGTAAATCGGTTGCTCTATCAATTCCCAAGGTTTGCATCCAAGGTATTTCGCGGCTTGAATGATCGGATAGTAGTCAGGGCACTCGCCCAATTCCCCCTCAGTTGCCAGATAGCGCCCAAGATCTATCGTCTCTTGATCTTGGGCTTGCCCACTTCCCCCGATTGCATTTCTCCCATGATGGCTTCCATGATTTGCGATTTCACAACGATTGGAACTTTCAACATGCGCTCTGGAGTCAAAGGAATGAAATTGATCTCATCGTCTTCTAACAGATCCCAAGACTTGATAAGATCAAGAAATGCTTGGTTATTCGATTGAATGTATTCTGCTGTATTCGCTTCCCCTTTGGATTGTGCTTCTTGCCATCCCATAATCAATTCATCGGTAATTTTGTTGGGATAGTACTCTACATTCAAATCATCCTTGTCAAACCAAAGCTGTATACTGGCGATTTTACTAACTAATTCTGATAGTTTAATTGGCATAAAAACCCCTAAAGAGCTGTGATAAGGTTCGTAACGGTAACGGTTTGCGCTTGTCCTGAGTTCCACAATGGATCTTCAATAATTGTCAGCTCCCACTCAGCGGTATAAATCCCCTGGTCATCACCAAATGTTGACGGCTTTCCGACCTTGCAAGCCATGTCGTGGGTGTATGTCGCCTTGATCGAACCAGGACCATCTGAAGCAATCTGATTGCCAAGTGCCTGAATGCGGATATAGGCAGTTGAGCCTTGTTGCAGATAGGTTGTCTGCATAGAGGCAAGTCCTACCGCGTCAGTTGCGAGCTTTATCTTCAACGTCGGTTTCGGTTTCAGATCGACATGTCCGGTAAATGAAGCATTAGACCTATTGATTGGATAGAAAGGAGCATAGACATTATCGAATGAATAATCGATGCTAAAACAGCGCGTGAGAAGTGTCGTTCCAAGTCCGCCCGACGTGGTGTCAAGCCAGATGTCAAAAAACTTCCCAACGACGGGAGAAAGCGGAATAGCAGTTGGGCTAGCTGTGAGCGATATACCATCGGTCATGGCTTGCCCAAAGCCCTTGGCGCTTACGGTAAACGGAGTCTTACGGGTACCTTTGTACCCGAATGAATTGAATAATCCGTAGGGGAAGGACCTGGCCCGTACCGCGTCTCCTTGCATCAAGGTATAAGTTTGAGGTGCGACTGAACCTGTTATTGGAGGAGTGAATATCCAGTCCTTTGCAGTGGCGCTGGCAAGGTGCGTAACGGGGGTAACGGCTCCCATGACAGATGAAAGCGGATAGAGGATACCATTGAAATCTAAGTTTCCTGACGCTTCCATAGTAGACTCTTCGAAGTTCTCTTCTTGCGTTTCGTCGTATTTATGGCCGGATGCACCAAACATGCTCACGTCAGCATTAATGCCATACGTCCAGGTAAAACACTCAAGAAGTTTTGTTGCTGCAACTGGCGTGCCTATGGTAGACTCTGCTCCAATTTGCGTACGTTGATTTACACTGGAAATTTCCGGTGTGAAAGTCATCTAAATCACCTCCCTCTAATAAATTTGTCCAACTTCTAAGCGGTACAGCCCCCCCGCGTTTGTCCACATTTTCCCGTCAACAAGCTCGTCTACAGATAGCGGAGACTGTCGAATGCAGCTATACATCCACCCCACGTCAAAGTCGTCAATCGTGATAGGCACTCCTCCAGGTGGGAAAGTTGGAGGTCCTCCGAGCAGGACATCAAGTCGGCTCGATGCACTTGCAAGGCTAGCAGTATCGCTAGCAGGACCAACCGCCTTGACTTGAAAAGTCATCTGTGTCAACACCCGAAACCCGTTAAACGTTGTCGTGTCGCTACCAGATTGAAAGCTCACTATGATGTAAGGTGTGCTTGTGCCTGGATCGGCTAGACTTCTGAATACCCCACCAGGAGCTAGTTCATTGACTAGCGTGCTATCCCCTTGCAAGGTGGACTGTAGCCACGCGTAACCCAGTAGGACTTCGTTTCCACTCATCCAATTGCATCCTCTATCATGCTCTCAATCTCACTAGCAGCATTCTCCAAAGATGTCTGGCCCGCTTCAACAGCAGGTGTGAGATAAGGCTGGGGAGGTTGAAAGCGCGTGCCATACTCCAGATATATTCCATAATTTGCCCCAACTGCCACATACGCTGTTTGATCATCGGGTGGTGTCTCCATTTCTGGCAAGAGTGAAGCATCTTTACTTGTCGGTTGTCCTACTTGGCTGTATGAGCTATCCTTTGATGTCTTTACATAGATGCTATTTGCCAAAAATCCAGTGTCACGTGGTGCAAGGCTTTGTGCATCACTCTGAACATCGAACGCAACCTTGCGGACTACTTTGCTTATAATGTCAGGTATTGCATTTGCAATATCACCAAAGTGATTGAATGTATTGTCAGGCATTATTTCACCTCACTTGCCAGAACTGGCAAAAGTGCAGGATAGCTATGATGATCAAGTAAAACCTGTACTACTAGCTTTTGCCCTTCCACAAGCACATAATCTTGTTCTTGCACGTTCGTTCCAACTGGAAAGACAAGCACCCAAGCCGCAAGTGATCCGATCTTGTAATCGTAGTTCTGGAGCTGTCCGGCACTTGGTTGACGCATGCCACACTTGAGACCATTAGGTGAGATGGTTATAAGCGATGGTTCTGATTTGCTTCCATACGGATCACCAGTCTTGTTTGGACGTTGTATCTGGCAAGGCTTATCGCAAGCCACTGCTGATACATCGGCTTGGATACTGGCAAGCTCTGAAGCTGAAATGGAATTCATTGTTGGCATGCGCTATCCATCCTTATTCCCGCTAACCATGTAATCCAATTCTGTCGCCTGCAATCCTGGTTTATGACCTTTTGCTGCAATATCCGAACGCCCGCCTATGCTCGTTTTTGCTCTCTGCTTCTTGCGATACTGGTTTGCAAGATTGATGAGAGCTGGTAAAACCTGACTCCTCGCAAGGTTCTGACCATCGGCTGTAACGTTGTAAGACAAAGCCCATTGAGCCGCTTGCCTTTCCAGTAAATCAGCAGAAGCCCGATAGACATCGAATATTTTTCCAGTGATGTACACCGGAGGGAATACATTTGACGCAAACTGAAAATGTCCTGCAATAGGTTCCACACTAGAAGGCGTTTCTAAAACAGTCAGATACTGCTTCAGCAGCATTCCATCTTCCCAACCCCCACCGCCTTTACTGTAGTAGTCCAAATACTGTATTGAACTACCGCTGAATGTAGGTTTCGCTATTAGTTCACCATTTACTATGTCAACCCTTCCCTCATCTAAAACATCTTGGATTTGATCATCGGTGAATATTTGCCCATTTCCTGATGGGAGAACATCATTGATCAAAAGGCGCACACGTGCGATTAATGCCGCCGATGTAGGTCTTGCCATGTGTGCACCTCCTAATCAAAAATCTTATGGACGTCCTGGTACGATATCACCCTGATACGTTATGGTATCGCCGTGTGATGTTGCGCTGAAAGTGGCTGTTAGCCTGATCTGAGTCCCATTTGCCACACTAGTAGGTGAAATGCTAAATGGAATGAAAATTTCACTTGCCTGTGCAGTTGTCGTAAGTGTTATGGGAGGAGCTAAAAAGTCACTATTCCAAGTAGTAGGAACTCCGTCATAGCATACGTCCACGCTAAAGACAATAGTGTCAGTACCGGACGAAGATGTAACAAGTGCAGCACTATAAATCACCCTCGCGACAAGTCCTCTACGAGGTGTTCCGCCAGCAAGGATGAATGCAGCGCCGTTAAACGTTGCGGTCTTTGTGACTTTTGCTTGAAGTGCAATAAGAGCATCTGATGGCATAATTATTTCCTTTCTGGCAATTATGCCATTTTCAGATCGTACAAACGACCAATAGAGCGGGTTGACTCATTCATGAGACCTAGTGCCCAGTCGATAAAGGTACGATAGATGACGCCGTTATTTATGAGGCCGAGGTCTTGAACGTTGATATCCTCAAACTGCCACCCGTGGAAGTGGTCATCAGAGTAGTTGACAGCATAGATGGATGTCTGATTGCTAGATCCATCGTCGGCACCATTAGCATTCTCAGTGTTCTGAATGATCAAAGTCGACTGGTCAACTTTACGCCCAATATCCCTAATCACCGCGCCCTTGTACATCTGAATAGTGCGATTGAATTGATCCTGAGCAGTTGAGAAACCACCGGAGGTACCAAGCAAACGGACTAGGAAGTTAAAACGCCTCTTCATAACCTCATTGACATACAGCGTGACATCTTCACCGTCTGGAGAGTCTACCGACCATAGAAGCTGGTCTAGAAGCTCAAGAAACTTGTTTGCAGTTGCCTGAGTAGCGCCCGACTGGGAAATGTTGAGCGTACCCGCATCAATCAGGTTTTCAGAACGTACACCAAACACACTGCCATTGTTAATGCGGTACTTCAAACCTACCGGAGCGTTTACATCACCGGCTACATGATCATTACTGATAAATTTGTAGTTAAAGTCGTAAGTTAATGCTCTAAGAAAAGCACCTACCTGTACACTGCGAGGATCTTGAATTGCATTGATGTCTCGGACAAACAGTTTATCAAGGTCAATGTAGTTGCGGAATGTGTAAACCTGTTCGCCGTATGGGGTAGGAGTGCCTTTAGTCGTGACACCTTCACTGTTGACCTGAGCCCAGTTGACCGTTGGAAGATTACCTTCAAAACGTACCCCGTTCGCTACCATCTGAGCGGAAGTTATAAACGGGATGTCTTGCGCGGCATTTCCGGCAACGATGAGGGAATAGGTAACCGCTTTCACCAATGGATCATTGGATTGGAGAGCGAAATCAGCTAGGGTTTGACTAGCTGCGGAAATCGTCATAGTTAAAGCTCCTGATTATCACCAGGAGCTTTTTGCCTCCTGGCCTAACGCTTCCACTGTATTTGGTTCAGTTTCACAGGGCCTTGAGGATTGGTCGGAGCGGCTATAGCAGTCCTGCCTGGATTCATTGGTGGTGTGGCAGGTGGCTTTTGTTGAGAAGCAGTTTGGCTAGGTTCTTGCGTTGGTTCGGCAGGTTTCGGAGCGAGGTAAGGCTTGCTTTTGATAAGATCCTTTAACAGTTTCTCAGCATTGAGTGGACTTCCATCCTCTCCAAATTCAAGAGAAGATTTATTGAGTAGTGCTGAAGCTGCTTCTGGATCAATAATACCGAGCTTGGATGCTTGTGCTTCAATTTCATACCGTACAATCCGAGCTTGCGTCTGCTGTTTGTATTGTTCAAATTGGGATTGCAAGTCTGAAAATTGTTTCTTGGTTCGCTCTACTTCGCCGAGTTCTGCATCTTTTCTTGCTTGTTCTGCTGCTTCTCGTTCCTTTTCTGCTTTTTCATAGACAGAAATCTTTTTCGCGTGCCGATCATTTTCCTCTTTGGCATTTGTATGAGAATGCTCTAATTCAGCTAAACGCGCTTGCAGTTCCTCAACTGTAGCCGCTGGCTTCGAGGGCGTCACGCTCGACGAAGTTGTTGGAGTGCCCGTCACGGGCGTACCTGGTGTGGGCGTCACGCTTGTCCCAGGTGAGGGAGTATTTGTGTCTTCTGGCATAAGTATAAGTCCATCCTTTAATAAAAGTCAAGAGCATTTTTCAAAATGCACAATACTAGTCACCTTGCAAGGGGGATTATCACCAATCCATCAATTTCATCTCTGAAATACCTACCGTGCCATCTTCATCAATCCAATAAACAGGCAAAAGATGACGCGGCTCCATATTTACCTTGACAGGTGGTAACTCTTTACTCTCAAGAACAAGTGCCCACATTTGTTTCATTGCATCAAAATACACTCCAAGAATAGCGTATTGTTCTGGCAACAAAAGAAATGATTTCCACAGATCGAAAAGCTCTTTCATTTCCATCAAACCCCATCCAATCCGCCCATAGGTTGGGGTTTCAATTTTGACAGGAGCCATCTTTGTAATTTGATTGTCTATCAACAAAAGAGCTCGACCTTTTACTTGCCCTTCCATGTTATCCCTCTCCACCTTGCAAGGGGTTCATTGGGTGCTTGCCTACAGGATTTCCCAATCCACCACGACTTATTGTTTTCACAACTGCATTTGTCAGATTGTCACTTACATGATTGTCGATAACGGGCAAGATATGAGCTACTTCGTCCCTATCAGATTGCTTCTCACGTTCTGATAGCTCTGCATAGGGCGTTTTTGCTTGCCTAGACCATCGCAGTACAAGGTCGGTTGGAATAGTAACAGACCCATCATTATGGTTTTCGCAGGTAGCAAACAAGTATTCCATCCACCTTGCCCACGATGCATGTTCTTTATCTGCCAACTGCTCTATCAATTCTTCTTGTTTCACTAGTTATCTCCTATGGTTTCTTTGGTGTTAGCTGTACAGCAAATAAGAATGTGAATAGAAAAATGATAACTGATAGTGCCCCTAGTGTTGGTTGCGAACCTGTACCACTTGTGCCTAGATGTTCAAATCCAGGCCAAAAGTAGTACACGCTTGCCACAAATGAAACCACTCCTACAAAAGTAAGAATAGTTCTCGCTATTGGATTCACGCTCTATCTCCTCATCAGCTTTTCTGACCACACGACAACAAAGCCGCGTATCTGTTCTAGGATCTCGCGTTTTTCGAGCAGCTCCTCAATGACATCTGCAAATACCGTATCAGTATCATCAATGTCAATGTTCAGCTTTGGGTGACCTATACGGAAATCGTATAAAGCCGTACGCATTTCTTGCTCAGTTCGCTGCTTTTGTATTTTCTTTTGCGGGTTGATTTTCATTCTTCATCTCCTCACACACACTACACGGTGTATTCTGAATGGCCTCTCTCAATTCAGGGACAAGCCGATGGGTATAGTCACTGATGTTCTGCTGTGGGCGAGCCATGATCGTTGCCATATGCCCACATCCAGGACGTTCTATCTTGTACTCAATTTCATCAGACATAATAATCTCCCTAATGTTCTACTATAATCTTGAGCACTTCACCTTTTACCCATTTTAAAAGCAGAACAAGACATCTCACTGTGACCTCATCATCATCAGATGACTCAACAGAATGCTCACTTCCATCCGCACTGAACCATCGCACCTTTGTAGGACGTTCATCAGACATGAGAATTGACCTCTTTCCAGAGTGACTCTAGCTTGTTTTTCCAGTCCTGCCACCTGCTCTGATACTCACCTTCAACTTGAGCGTGTTTGTCGGCATGAGTGACCAGATGTGAAAGGCTCCTACTGAAACCAGAGACATGCACATAGTCTTGTGAAGCGGGTTCAGGACCAAGCTGTTGTGTCTTCTCAGGAGGATTAAATATCCAATCCTTTGCTTGATTGAGCATATCATCTTGAGCAGGTGGTTTTACAGCCTTCAAGGCCGGATCGGTTTTTGGTTCTTTGTCTGACATGATTATTTCCCTTTCTTTGGTGGCATTGGCGGTTTCTGCTGAGTTGGTGGTGTTGTATTTTTGTTGCCTTTCAAGCGCTTGTCTGCTTTTGTGCCTTTATTGGGAGGTCCACCCATGCTACTTGCCTTTCTTCTTTGCATCGTCACGTAATATCGGTTTTCCATTCTTGTCCGTCTTGACTACACCTCCTGATGGAGCTGAACTTCCATCCTTCATCTTACCTGTCATGACATACTTTTGCTTTTTAGCCATAACATCCTTTCTAAATCTTTGACTTATTGACAGTACGAATGATATCAAGCTCTTGACGCATATTCTTCTTGAATGCGTCCAGTATCTCATTTGCCTCTTGAGGATGAATGTTTAGCCAGTGTTGCACAATTTGAGCCATCAAATCGTTTCCAACCGGAGTCACTCTGATATCGAATGGGCTTGTCTGGATTTTGAAAATGGTCACGTCAGGACCAACTTCCGCATCAATCATTGGTTGAAACTGCTGTGGTTGTTGATCAGGCTGTGGAACACCGATCATCGGTATACGTGTTGCCATGTTAATTAGTTCCTTTCACTTCACCTGAATCATCAGGTGTCTTTGCAATCTTTTCAAGCAATTCATCTAATACAAATACTTTTGCTTGCGCTGTATAGTAAATTTTAGAAAGATGCGAATTGTTTAGTATAATAGGAAAAACTCCGTCATTAAGTGAAGCCTTACCTATCCTCTTGAGAGCTTCATCAGAAGCGCGGGCATACTCACCTCTCATTTCATGTATCTCTACTAAAATCTCACCTTTGTTCATCCTGATACATCCTTTGCTGAACGTTGGTAAACTGAGTCTCCCCAATCAGGGTCACTTGATTTACCCACAAAATCGCTTAATGATGCTCCATTGCTATATGCATCATATGCAGCATTCGATCCAAGGATAGCACGTTGCGTTGACTCAGACTGATTGTCAAACCAATCTGAACCTTGTAAAGGCTCAGGATTGGATATGCCAATATCCCTACCTAGGATAGCAGACCAATCCTTTGTCCGAGGTGTGGGTGTACACCTGCAATTCGGGTGACTTCCCATATCCTCTGACAATGGATGTATAGTTCCATGCATTGCAATACAGACGGCACAACAACGTGCATCTAATGCGCTTATCCAAACCCACGAGTCGACCACGTCATCATTTGCTCGAAATATATCTTGATTTGAAAGGCGATATGCTCTAATCATCTCAGTTCTGGAAATCGTCAACGCTCTCCACCTAGAGATATCCAAAGCTGATGCTACCATTGACGCTATCCGGCGTGGATTATCGCCAAGCGTTATGCCAGTGATAAGCGATTGTCCAGCTTGCTCTGCTGCTTCAGCTCCAAACCCGTCAAACAAGTCTGCTAGTGGACTTCCTTTTTGTGTAGCGCCCACAATCGACTCCATAGCGCCTTGTGAAGGCGTGCCAAAGCTGTAAGCAATGCCAGACGTCTTTGTAGCGTTGAGTTGGGCCATGCCGGATGCTTCACCGATCTGTACACCAGTGCGCTGAAGCTGGTTTGTTGTCGTCTTTGCAAGTGCTCCATATTGATCAATCTCTCCTGATATGAGTTGCTTGGTTGTCTTGAGTCTGTTCGCTTGGTAGAGCCAAGAAGGCGATACTGGGGTGCCGCTTGCTTGCGCATCTCCAATTTGTTTGTAGAGCGTGTCCAGATGTGGCTGTATTTTGGCTACTGTGTGAGCATGAGCAGTCTGCAATGCGCGTGTAGCAGTACTCTCATGAGCTGCAAGCTGAGCACGATATTGGGAGATGACTTGTTGGAGACGGCTAGTCGGCATTTGACTCCTTACAGCGATATCTACTAAATAACCGCGCTATCCATTGTCGTAACCTAGCACGTCTACTCAGGTGACATACACACGTGGTAAGCTCGACACATCCTAAGCTTCCAGTTAGCTCTAATTTGTTCTCTGTTTCAGGCTCATTAGGAAGTGTAAAATCTTCATCCTCTCCGATAATATCAAATAGTGAGTATTGCGTGCTCACATGACCTTCAAGCTTTGGATCTTTCACATGAAATATTGTTTTATGCATATGCCCACATGTATGCTTGGACTCTATGTGGATAGCGATATTATCAAATTTCACTCTTGCTCCTTTGGAGGTTCTGGTCCTTCTGAAAAAGTGATAATTCTCCCAAAGTTATCATAGCCACGAGGAGGTTCAAGCGCCCTGGCTATCTGAATAGCCGCTTGCTTTACATCTTCGCTTAAAGGTTCCTTTGGCAATTCGGTCATGTCTGGTATGAGATGCAACGTTTCTTCAAACCCTAGCAAGCTACAAGCATGATCATCAAAGTGAGTTGATGCATGTGTTGCTAAGTCATATGCCCGACGCGCTACAGTCAGCTCCAAATCTCCAAAGAAACGATCCCAATTGAGCGCTAATGCGTTCTCTTCTGCCAACTGCAATAAAAGCGCATGCGCAAAGCCTTGGAATTGTGTGTCACGTGGATTATTTGTCATTTTATCCATCCATTCAACTTATCTAAAAGCCAGATTAGCAACGGTTTACAAGCTTCCATCATTGCAATTGCTAACCTGTCATATGCCTCACGCAAGTCTCTCATATCCTCATAAAAGTAGCGATTCTTGCTCATTTGACTATCCCCCTGGTTTAATTGCGGGTGGTTGTCCTGGTAACGGTGCAACTCCTGGTACGGCTTGTGGAAGTCCTCCTGGCTGTTGCTGTGGAGGTTGTGAAGCAGGAGGTGCTTGTCCATCCCCTTGCAAGGGGGTAGACGGTGGCATACCCATGCCTCGACTAAAGTTCACAAGCTTTTTCGCGTCTTCAAGCTGAGAAAGTTCTTGCTCCTCTTCAGGATCGTAGCCGAGCTCGCGCTGCAATGTGGTATCCGAGATACCAATTTCTTTTTTCGCAATTGCAGATTGAACTGTTCCGAGATCGTCAGACGGGAGCGGATTTTGCCATAACAGAGAAATATCGATATCACTACTCATCCCGTTTAATTGCACTAATGCTTTACTGGTTGAAATAACGATATCTCCATAGGTGCATCGCTTTTTATCCATTTTCTTTATCAATGGATAGTAAAGCATTTCAACAAGAACACCGGAAATATTGCCCTTTGGCAAGTCTTTGACGCGCCCAATTGCTACCGAGGGAACACCAGAACGTGCATCAACGCTGGATCGCATATCTTCAACGATAGATAGGATTGACGCTATCGCATCTTGGACTGCGACTGCTGTCAGCTTGCTGGTGTCGGATGGGAGATGGATAATTTGTCCTGGCCGACGATCGATATCAGACTCGCCCATGCCATTAGAGAAGATAAGCGGATTGCCAAGAAGCTTGCCTAGTCGGTTTGCGCTGGAGCCTTGGAGATTGACTGCTTCATTGACGCCGATGAGATCTGGAGTAACGTCAGGATAGCCCCAAAAGTCGTTTGGTTTCGGCAAGTTCTGACAACTCTGGATAGGCTCGAATGGGTAGTTCCAGGGGATAGGATCACCTGCAGGTGTCCATCCGGTCTTTGATGATTCGGTGGATGTGTTTTTCTGCTGAGTCCAGTGCTGAATGCTCCAACTAATCTTTTGATCAATGCCGGATGCTAGCGCGTCTTCCTGGTTATCTGCATTGTATTCGGGATCGATACGAGATATTTCCTCACGGTAGTAGGTCTTGATCGTTTGCTTCCCATCGGATCCACCCTTGCCTTCTACACAGTACTGGATACAGTAAAGCAGAACCGTTTGACAGTCCTGTGGAGCTGTCTGCACGTATATGATGGTTGGATCGATTTCGATGAGTCGAAACGTGCCGTCTTGACGACCTGGGACGATACGAAGAAATGCGCGGCCAGACATTGCACCATTCATGTGTAAGCGCAAGAGCAAAGGAATGCGGGTTTCTTTCTTTCCCCAAACAGTATTGAGAAAGTCTTGTGCATCTGCCGGTGATCCTTCATCCGGCTTGATCTCCAGTTCCTTGCCGAATAGGAAGTCGCCCATCCTATCAACAATGCCTGCCATCTCGTTTGTGAGCACGTTGTCGTCTGCTTCATTCTCCATTGGGATGAGCGGCTTTTCTAAATCGCCTTCATAGGCTTTCCAAGCGGCTTGAATGCGTTTGATGCGTTTACGGTCTTCATCGGTGATCTCGTATTGAGGCTGATCGGTCTTTGGAGGTGCTTGTGTGGTGTTCATGCTTTTTCGGCCTTCTCATCTTTATCTACCCATTCAATCTTAGCTTTAGGAAATTTATTTTTTAACTCGTATATTGAGACTACATGCATCCCAAAGAAAAACAAGCCATGTATCACAACAAACCCATCTGAAAACATCACGCCTTCAACTGATAAATCATCCTGCTTTAAATGAAATCGTCTCATATTTAATACACCCTCGAACTATAGCGAACTGTACCAGGATTGTTTTGAACGCGCTGGTACACTTCTGTTTGAAATCTCCACTCTATATGCAAACCTGGAAATTTCGTTTTAAAATAATTTGATTTCTGAACAAGCATTGCAATCATTTCCTCTTGCAATGCGTTAAATGCTTCTTTTTCTTGCTTGTCAAGCTTCTCGAAATCGCCTGACTCAAGCATTGCTGTTTGGTCTTGAGTGATATCCATTTAATTTAACCCCTTATGCATAATGTCAATTGACCTCCCAAATGTCATAAATAAAATGTTATGCATATCCTCTTCTGTGTGTTCAGCTCGTGTTAGCATTGGAATAGCCACCTTTTTACAACACACCTCACATTGAAAAACAAGCTCAAAGAGCATTGGACTTTCCCAAGATACGATAGTTGGATGAATACAGTTGTCTAAGGCAATCACATTCATCTAATACACCCTTCCTGCTGAATATCGCACACGCTCTAAAAATGGATCTTCTAGGCATGATAGGCCTAGGGCCGTTGCTAAGTCGTCATGTTTGCCAATTGACGCGCCGTATGTGTCTTTCCCCTCATCGGTAACCTTAATCTCATACACACGCAATTCGTCAATCGTCGCTTTCATCTCTGGAGTGTCAGGCGCATGTACCCGTCTGCCTTGTAAGGCTGATTGCAGCTTTGACACCAGAAACGCTTTACCAAGTGTGCCAAGGGTCTTGTTGTATTTTTCGCCATGAACAAAACTAATAGGTTTTAAAATAATATGTTTACATTTCGGGCGTAACGATATTTCACGTTTTAAATCATCATAAATAGCTCTTCCTACTCCAGTAACATCTATCAGCACACGTACATTGCGATTTTGAAATAAGTCATTGCAAAGCATATCTGCAATGTGTTCTGCGACATCGGGATAGCTTGTTCCAAGCGGTAGACGCCGGATATGACGAACGGTGTATTCCGATCTCATCACTGGATCGATACCTGTGGCCGGTATCCAGTTCCCTTTGTGGTCAGGCTTCCCCAACGTTTGCTTTGCAGCATATCGAACTTTCCCAGTATCCACTTGTGTCACTTCACACACACAAACGGCGGTCGGATCTTTAATTTGGCCCACATCTATTCCTACCGTTATTGGGTTAAGATCTTCTTCTACAATGACCATACCTCAATGTCCTTTTTTACGATACTATCGATATCTTCAGGTCTAAATGCATCCATTGCAGAAGACATAAATTGGCACATATATTCTTGCTGAAACCACCATTCCCCCATTTCCTCTTTTTCTTCTTCCAAGAATTCAGGAGATATTCTAGGACAATCCGTAGCCGGAACTTCATAATAATCCCAATTGACTTTATTTTTGTATGACTCATAGAAAAAGCCGCGTGTGCCATGTGGCGTGCTCATTTGAATAAGCCGCCCGCCTGATACTGCTAGCATTGGGCGTACCGACTTGTAGAGCTCGTCAGGGACGCGTGAAGCTTCATCGATGATGAGAAGCTTCACCTTTGATATGCCCCTGACAGTTCCCTCCTTGCCAGGAAGAGACATAATCCTTGACCCATTCTCGAGCTCTAAACGGAGTGCTGTTTCAGCTTCTGCAGGAACAGGCTTGCCCAGTGCTCTGTACACTTCCAAGCACTTACGAAACAGTTCGCTACTCTGCCTAAGCGATGGTGAGAGTAGCAGGATAGGCGAATCAGGCTCATAAAACGCCATGTGGTCAGCGATGATTGATACAGTTGTGCTCTTGCCAGTTTGCCGAGAGCAATTCACCAAGACACGGCTTGCTTTACTCCGAACAAGCCGAGATTGCCAATCATCTAACTCAATTCCTGCATTCTTTGCCATAATAACAGGATCAAGTTCATTTGGATTAAGAAGTTTTGCCCAATTCATTCATCACTTCTGCTATCTTATACTTAATGTCAGGATAATCATTTAAAACTTCCATAAGCTTATCATGCAATGCTTTGTCTTGACCATTTGTTTGTGTCGTATTCATATCTATCTGCTGCTTTTCGCGATATTCAGGGAAATGTTTTTTCACTGCCATGGCTAGCAGGTTGTCACTGACCACACGTTCCATAAGTGGCTTACGCTCAAAGAGAGGAATACCACGTTCGTCTACAACCTGATTGCCCCACTGGTCCAGAACAGGAACCTCATCATAGACCATCTTGCCAGCGCTCACCACTGGCTTTTGATATCCATGTACAGCACGTTGTACGAATTCAGCTAACACAATATCTGCAAATTCTCTCTCAGCCTGATGTGCCTTAAAGCTAAATTCTTCGTCTTTTTCTTGCCAATTATAATAAGTGCTCCTAGCAATGCCAGCAGCTTTACATGAAAGAAGAATATTCCCAGTTTTAGCATATGCTTCAAGAAAATTATATTTTACTTGCGCTTGCTCTGCATCATTCATTCTATGGTTTCTCATGCGCGTAATAATGTAGCGATTTGTCCAACTTCATAGATGAAATATACATCACTTTTGAGCAGTATGCAATATTTATGAAAATACTCATCAAATTTGAGCACAAAAAAGGAGCCGGATTGCAAAACCCAAGCTCCAATTCCTAGACATGAAAGATGCAACTCAATACTACTACACTTCTATTCCCCGTGCAAGGGGGTTACTTCTTATCGAACACTTGTCGAAAGTATCGTTTCATGTTCTCTATCTTGCCTTGCTCCACAACAACTAATTCTTGATTTTCTTGGACTTGACACATGGTACTAAAACATCTAGGACATAAAACATCCTCCGGTACTTCATTAGTTGAGGCAAGCATATGCCATTTTCCACAGTCATCGCAGACATAAAGCAGCATCAATCTTATCCTTTCTCAACTTTCACTGGGATGGGAACTATTTGGAGCTTATCCTCTGATTGGACTTGAGTCATCGGTCCACATCCATCGATGCATTGGACAATGAAATTATCGCCCATGATCTGCGCGAGGGATACGAAATTTCGCCACTGCCCACACTGACAAACAAAAAGTAACACGGATTTATCCTCCTACAAAATTTAGTAGCCAAATTAGTAGTAATCTTAATTTGGCTACTAAATTTGCGTCTAGCCAATCGGCTCTACAAAACGCTTTGACTCTTTGACACGAAGTGGAAATTTATAACCTTTTTTCTGGCAAAAATCCCACAAATTATTCACAAAATCAAGACGTTCTTCCACGGGCCAAACGTCAACATTAACATTCGAAACGTTAGCATACATATTTGCTAACCTATCCATTTGAGGAGGTAAAGCATCATAAACACTTATCACCTCAATTCCATCAAAACTAAATTCAATATAAAGAAGATCTCGTATCTCCTTAAACCTTCTTTCGTCTAGGACGATTTTCGGCTTTAATGCGTCTGGCTTTTGACTCTTTGTCTGCCCTCGTTTGATCTGCTCTTTTTCCATTTCTAAAGTACTCCGGATAATTTTGTTTGTAGTAAAATTGAAGACCTACTAACGTTCCTCCGGGCCATTTACCAGACTCACGAACCGATTGCAAAGTTTCAATGGTTTCATAAAATGTTCTCTTTCTACCAACCTTTCCCCTCCCTGAGTGATTATCTTTTTCAGGGAGGGGAGAAAGCTGCATCGGTTCAGAATCACTTTCAAGCTCTGAATTAGGCCGATCATCAGAGCTTACTGAGGGTTTTCGTTTTCCTCCTCCTCTTCAGCCGGACTCACGAAAACGGTTGTCACTTTCGGTTGAACAGGTTGTGCAATTTCTTTTTCTAGCTCCTCCTCAAACTCGGGTGAGTAGTCGGATTTTTCGACTGGGATTGTTTTCTTGTCGAGCGCGTTGTCAACCGCTCCATGGAATGCTGCATGCGCTGATCCAAGCAACTGCCCAAATGATTTTTTCTTCTCCAGTGGCTTTACTTCTTTGTCCACCGATGGTTTTACCTGATGTGGGTCAACGACTTGATCTTTGGATGCTGCTTTTGCTGGAGAAGCAGGAGGATTAGACTCCACAACTTTGGGACTACTGATCTGTGGAGCGCTAGAAGCTGGCCCTAAAAGATCGGTATGCGAAACATGCTCTCCAGTTAGTTCACTAGCGACACGTGCTGAATATTTCGCCGCCGCTACATCAAGCTGATATTCAAGTTTATGTTCCACTTTCTCTTCAAATTTTGCAAGGGCCATATCAGCGGCTTTAATCCGAAGGGCCATTGTCCGCATATGCATACGAGACTGAAAATCAATTTGTGACTTTGCAACATTGTCCTCCATTTCCATCCGGCGATGGGTGATAGATCGTTGAGGATCAAAGTAGAACAACAATATCCATCCAACCACAGACACAACAGGAGCCGCCACACAAAACAACCGCCACGAAGCCATGTACTGATCTAACTGCCCACCCTGATGAATCTGATACGCTAAGATGTCATTCAAAATCAACACAGTGATTTCGACAGCAGTAAAAATCCAAGCAACCATTAGCTGATTGCCAGGTCTAAACCAATGCGACTTAGCTAATACAAGCAAGAGAATACTAGCACCAGTGGTTATAGCTCCAAGCATCGCACCTATCGCCATTGGACCAGTGGGAAAGAGATTGCTCACTATTCCAAGAAAAAGGATCTCAGAATAGACAACACCGCCAATAAGAATAACAGCGGCAAAAAACTTACAAATGCCTATAATTGCATTTTTATTTGCAACCGGCATATGTGACTGATCTTCTAACACAATAAAAACCTAGTCCTTTCTTTCTGGTGTAGTGACTAGGCTTTTGAAGCGGTTTTATGCTATCATTATGCCAGCCAGCTACACGCTCACTCGTGTACGTTGGTCAGTCCCCTTGCAAGGTGTCAGCCTTAGTAGGGGGACGCTCGAAACTACTTCCCTTCTAACTTCTTCTCCAGCTTCTCCCTGTCAATGCGCCATGCATTTCCGAATTTTGCCCCTGGAATATCTCCAGTTGCAAGCAGGTCATATACTGTTTGTACTTTTATGCGCAAAAACTGAGAAACCTCTTTTACAGTCATGAAACGTTCTTGAGGTGCATCAACCATATTTGATACCATCCTTACGTGTTCTTTCGTAAGTATATCACTATTTTTGTAAATGGTCAATATTATCCAGTACTGACTTTGCGCCTTTGCGTGCGCTACTTTTTTGTAAGCTTTTGAGGTAGGTTTCAGTAGTGCCTACTGAAGTATGACCGAGCAGTTTACTCAGTGTATAAATGTTCCCATCATTCTCCATAAACATTCTGCTAAACGTGTGACGAAAAGTGTGTGGAGAACACCGAACGCCTTCTATATGAGCCCATTCACCTAAACGCCGAATAATTTGAAAGAGCCCGTTGGTAGTAAGATTATCGCCAGTTCTGCCAACAAAAACGCATAACTCTTGTGTAATTTCTTTACTTTTTTGCTTTTGCTGACGTTCAGATAAATTCTTGTACTGCTGTTTCACTGCATACTCTATTGTTGGTTCCCGATACACACGAATATATTTCTGTACATATTTTCGCGTATCTATTCCCATTCCAACTTCACGCCACTTGCTCCCTTTCCCAAACACTTTCAGGTAACTATCTCCAGGATCTACATGAACATTGCCTATGATTAACGTGATTAGTTCCTCTGCCCGTAAACCACAATCAAGCAACACTGCCAAGATAGCTCTATCTCTGAGTTGAAGATGGTCATTTTCTTCTTTTTCGCACGCTTTAAATAATGCTCCAATCTGATCAGGAGAAAAAGTTTCGACAATCTTTTCCACGACGCGAGGTTTTTCAATCTGCTGAATCACTTTAATATCTACACCATACTGGTCATCATGCAAGCACCAGGTAAGAAACGATTTAATCACACGAACATAGCCGGCCAGCGTGTAAGTGGATATCTCAGATTGACCTTTCTTAGAAGGCTTATGAGTAGCTTGGAAATCGTCCAGGAAGAGTCTTACAGCGTGAGCGCCAACCTGATGAATAAGAACACCATCACCTTTTATAGCCTCTCTCTTGCCCTTCTCATTGCGAATTTGATGGGATTGACACCAGCTAGCAAACGTCTGAAGTTCATCCCTATACTCTTCTTGAGTCCTTAGACTCAAATTTTGAACGTGCTGACTTTCAAGATAATCGTTAACAGCATCAATAACTGCTATGCCGTCATCTTTCTTTTTTATGCGAGAATAATTCTTTCGAGGCATCCGCTTTCCTCAGATTTGATTGTCTTCACCATGCAAGGGGGATAGAGCGGCATGTGAGGCTAATAAAAATAAAAGGCTTCTTCTAAACCGGTTGTCGCAGGTTCGAATCCTGCTGGGCGC